TGGTTATGTATGTATATGACGTATATCTTTACTATCTTTAAAATTACATAGTTCTTATTCTTCTTTATCCTTATGTGTGCTGAATGTAGTATTAGTGTTACCGAAATCGAGGTTATAAATTTTATATGAAAACTCTCTTAATATGGTTTAAAGTTATTTTTATCAGATTACCTAAAGAAATATGGTATCTGATATTACAGCTATATTATGATGAAAAATTAAAAAATAGATAAATAATGAATAAATTAATTTGGAAAATGTACAATGAGAATCGTATCTCATTAGAAGTAGCAGAAGAACTACTTGATTGTTATTATAATAGAACTAATAAAATATACTAAATGAAAGAACATTACAAATACATACTTACCCTAAAACAAAAACAATGGTTACATAATCAACTTCGAATATTAGAGAACGAATGGCAATATCTTGTTGAAGAAGTTATACTCAGAGGAAAGTACTCTGATTATGAAAAAGGTTTACTTAATAAGTTGGGTAGATTGGTTAAAACAAAAAAGAACATAGAGATATAAAATGGTATAATGTATAATAACGCAACATTCGTAGATAAAGAACAATTGAAGAATCTAAAGAAGATGGATAACTTCGTAAAAGATAATATGGCCAGATTTACCGAAGAGGTAGGAATGCAAGTTAGAGAGGTAATTGCCGAGGTAATAAAAAAAGGACATTATTACGAAGGTCAAGCAGAAGTACTCAATATGATAGCTAATGAATATAACAATTGGAAGAGAGAAAATAGATGAGAGTAGATTTACAAAGAATAGATGAGAATAAGATGAAGTGGATAAATATCTTTTTTGATACTATATATAGTTACTATTGTAAAGGTAACAATAAAGTTTACCAATGGGAGTTACAAAGAGAACTTAAGTTTTTGAACTATCTTAAAGATTGTGGTGAATACTACGGCAGAGATGCTGATAGATTGAATTCAATATCTAATTTGTACAAACATATAAAAAGAGAAAATGAAGAAAAATCATAAAGAATGGAAATCTTTATTTCCACTATCATCAGAAGAAAAGAAAATTGATGAGGTTAATAACATTAAAAGAGACCCAAGAATTGGATGTTTGATTTCTATTGTAGGAACTATAATATTTTGGTCAGTTGTATATCACTTAGTATCGTAACATGGATGCAACAGATTACAATTTTAATGAAAGAAAAGAATTGATATCCAATGATAAAAAAGGTATCAATACTTTAATCAACAATATATTCGATATACCAAATAATTCACTTGGATTTGAAAACCCTAATTTTATATCTCCGTTATTTTACGAAACCGATAAACTTGGTATATTCACTTATATGAAAGGCGGAAGTAGTTTAGTTAACAATCTATTAACTCAATATGAACTAAGTAATAAAGATTATAACCAAGCAATCTTTAGTGATGTATTTTATGAATCAATGGGATTTTATAAAAATATTAATCCTGAAGAAAAGGTAAAATTTAACGAATTCTATAAAATTGTAGATGGTACATCAGAAAAGGATTTAATAATACCTATAAGAAATTCTTGCAAGAAATGGGTAAGTGGTGTTATTCAAGAATTAAAATTTGAATATAACAATTCACCACTATTAAAACGAATACTTGGAAAAGGTAGTGTATATCATATTAGTGAGTTATCTAATGATAATATCAATAAGTTGGTTTTAAATAAAATGAAAAACCTACAATCATCTGAAAATGGGATAGTTGAAGGCCATCATATGTTATATAATGAAACTTTATATAACTTTCTTGAACTCAATCCAAACATAGATAAAACAAAATTAAGAATAATTGATATTGATTCACCAGATGGAGATTTACGAAAACTAATATCTGAGTATCATCCTGAAGTTCTTAAAGATGGAGTAGAAGCGTTTCAATCACATAGAGATTTTTATGAAAGGTTTTTAAATTCAATTTCTAATCAATTCATGAATACTTCCAATAAAGAAAATAAACAAATAGTTAATATTATGCGAAGAGTAGTAGGACAAGATTATTACTATTACACTTTGATTCATAAAAAGTATTATAATCTCATTTATAAATAAAACATGGAATATCCTTTTTGGGTTAACGACTTTGATAGAATCAAAAATTACAGAGATTCATATCCTTTATCATCTGAGATATTTGAACAACCTCAATCTTTTTGGTATGGAGATAATCCAAAGAAACCAAAGAAACATATGGAGAAGAGTATCAGAAGGCTACTTAACAGAGCACATCCACATCTTCCAATCTTAGTTATGTACAATATTCCTAACAGAGATATTGGACAATATTCAAAAGGTGGTGCTAAAGATATGGAACGATATATGGATTATGTAGAAAGATTCGCTAAAGGAGTAGGTGAAGATTCTCCAATAGTAATATATGAACCAGATGCTCTACCACATTCTACTCACCTACCAAAAGAAGAACAAGAATGGAGATTAGAGTTAATGAAGAAATCCCTCGAATATTTAACTAATAATTGTAATGGTATTTTTTATATAGATGTTGGACACTCCAATTGGTTAGAACCTAAAGTGGTAGCTGAGTTATTAGATAAAATCAGTAATCCTAAAGTTAGAGGTTTTTCTGTTAACTCATGTAATTATAGAACTACCAAAGAATGTATAAGGTGGAGTAGAAAGATTTTAAAGTGGAGAGATACAGATAGGTTTGTAATCGATACCTCAAGAAATGGACAAGGGCCGAAAGATGATGAATGGTGTAATCCACAAGGAAGAGGTTTGGGTGAATTTCCTTCAACAGATACTTCTTATCCAAAATGTGATGCTTATCTTTGGATTAAAATACCAGGTGAATCAGATGGTAAATGTAATGGTGGACCAAAGGCTGGTAGATTTTGGGGAGAACAAGCATAAGAATTAGTTAAGAATAAATTTGGAATTGTAAAATAAATTTCGTATATTAGTAGTTATGTTTACAGAAGAAGATTTTGAAGAAGCACGATTAGAACAAAAAGAGTATGGTTCGTTACCTCAACGAATCATGATGAAGAGGTGGGAAGATTGTGGTAGAGATGTTTTTAAATTTTGGGATTCTATTGAATGGGATTCAAGTTGGTTAAGACACGATACTGAAGAAGAAAAGAAACTAAAAGAAATAGCAAGAGAATTTAATTCACATCCATTTAACAAGTGGATGGAACAACCTAAACAATTAACAAAATGACGTATTTATCTTATTATTTAATATGTGGAGTTATATGGGCTTTACTAAACGAAGGCAATATCCAAAACAATGGACATAGATTCAGAATGATAGTATTCTGGCCTGTAACATTTACTGCTTTCATTATTGGATTTATTGAAGCGTTAATTGATAACAATAAAGAGGAATGAGAAAGTGTAATGTATGTAAAAAGAAGAAACCTAATTTCTTCTATAAGAACAAGAGTAAGAAAACTTGTAGAAGTTGTGAAAGAACTTGGGTTACTTTCTTTATGAGATTTTTGGTTAAACAAAGACAACTTACACCTGCTGAAAGGATGGGTAATAGGTTAGGATATATGGGTACTGCTTTTATTATGATGTCTCCCTATCTTTTACCTTATGATAATATGGGAGCATATACTTACTTAGCAGGAGCGGTATTATCATTACCACAAGTTTGGTTAGCTAAACAATGGAACTTGGTTGTAGTAAACCTCAACTTATTAATTGGATATGGGGCATACTTATGGGGATAGATTTATCAAATAAAAAGTTCTTTGTAGAAAGTGGATGTTCTTATGGTAGGTTAACAGATTCGTTATTCAATGTAAGAAACAAAAGTGAACAACTTTATCATATTGGAATAGATGTAAAAAAACAATTACTATTTGAATCAACAGATGAAGTAATTTTTATAAATGTATCTGGTTCATCTCAAGGTTCAGATTGGCAATCAGATTCAATAATCTATACAATTGGTAAATTATTAGAACTTGGAGCTAAACCTTGGAACATTTACTGTCATGTTGAGTTTTCTGAGATTGGAAGAGTATCATTTCCTATTGATAAAGGTATGGAAATTCCAACTGATTGGTTAAATTGGAAAAAATTTCCAGGAGATACCTCTCAAGGAATATATCAATTTAATAAAGGAGTACATAAATCACCAGAAGAAGTTTATCAAGGTTTCACTATTGAAACAGATTTAGTTAAATATCTCCAAGATAACATTCAGATATATGCAGATGATAATATATCAGTAGGTAAAATAGAAGATACTGAATATTTTTGTGTAGAATCTTGGCACGATTCGAGAATAAAAGAACATTATGAGTTTGAATTAATATATACTAATTATAAAAACGCACTTTATTCACTCCCACAAGAATTTTTTGTTCAAAGATATATTGATAATATACTAAAAACTCAATTTTTTCTTAAATCTAAAAATATAAAATACAACTTTTCTCAAATATATTCACAATTTTCGGGTTGGTATAAGTTTCCTGATGAAAGTATTCGACAATTTCACATACATGACTCTAACAATTGGAAGAATGATATGTCATTATTAAAAGAAAGATTTCCAAAAAACAAAAGCTTAGGTATTGAAGAAGTTTTTCCATCCATTTATTATAAATTTAAAGAAATAGATTTTAATAAATTTTGGACTTATGAAGATGAAACCTCTATTTTTGATAAAGGTGGTGTTGATGAATATATGTTGGATACTTATGGCCCAAATTCTTATGTTCAAACACTACGCTTTGCTAATGAAAAATCTACTTGGGATTCAAATGAGTGGCCAATAGAGTGTAGTGTTGGGGTTACTGGTCATCCTGATGTGGTTTTTTACTTTTTAATGTTTAATAAATTAACAAAAGATTGTGATTTCTTTTCTATAAACGAAAATATCTTAAATAAATTAGAAAAAGCTAGAATCAAAGATAAAAAATCAGATACATTTAGTGAATCAAGACTATTTTGTTCAGATAAATGGGTTGAAATGATACTTAATAATACACTACAACTGAAAGAATATAAAAAATTTATAGAATATGATGTATAAAACATATAAAGTAACCGCAATATTAGAAGATAAATCCGAAGTAACGTTCCATATAGGTGGAGTAGATGAAAAAGGAGTGGGTATGACCGTATCAAAAATGGCAGGTATCCATATAATTAAGAATGTAGAGTTAGACTTGAACCCTCCAGTTGATAGTTACGATGAGAAATTCTTCGTAACAGAGAAGCTTTAAAAAAAATCACAAAAATTTAACGTAAAAATTTGGTAATACGGAATTTATTTCGTATCTTTACATAGTAAAAGATGCCAAAGTGGTGGAATAGGTAGACACGAGGGACTTAAAATCCCTTGAACAGTAATGTTCGTGCGGGTTCGATTCCCGCCTTTGGTACAAAGAATGGACCAGTAGCTCAGCTGGATAGAGCATCTGCCTTCTAAGCAGACGGTCACAGGTTCGAATCCTGTCTGGTTCACCATTTTTTGCTCTCATAGCTCAGTTGGTTAGAGCACTTCACTCATAATGAATAGGTCATAGGTTCGAGTCCTATTGGGAGCACCCAAAGTGTAGTAATTACTATACTTTCAAAAAAAGATATATTTATATATAATGAGTAAAGTAGTTGAAATAATAGAAGGTTGGGGTAATGTAATTAAAGACCAATTTAACGCCGTAGACCCTGTAACTAAGGCGGTTTCTAAGAAAAGATTATTACATTGTGATGAATGTGAGATTAGACAAAACAATACTTGTTCACCTTACATATACTCTTATCATGTAATTACTGGTGATAGAACCAATGGATGTGGTTGTAATATAGCAGCTAAAACTCTATCACCCAAGTCAAAATGTCCATTGGGAAAGTGGTAAAATTATGAATGATAGAATATCAATAAAATATAGAAAAGAAATTCCGTTGTTATATTCATATGCACAACTTCATGTTTTAACATATAAAGATTCTGCAATAATAACAACAGCTAAACAAGGTTCTTCATATTTAAGACATCTTGCAGAAACAATAAGAGGAGCGGATAAACATACATTAAGTCCAAGTCAAAAACAATTTGGTAATGATATTTGGGTTACTGAAGAAGTTAAACCTACAACTAAATTAGATTTAAAAATCCTAACAGAACTATTTAATGGAAAGAGTAAAATAAAGAAGATATTATTTTTATTCAGAGACCCATATAAAAAGATAACAGGTGGATTATATCAAGATTTTGTAAATACATTTCCAAGTGAAGGAGAGGGAGTTACTTTAATTAATACTATATTATCAAATCAACTTAAATGTAAAATTGATATTGATGGATTGAAAGAGGTAATGGCATATTTCGAAAGAGGTCTCCCATTTACAAATTCATATCCAGTTTCTCTTAATGATTTAGAATCTTTTGTACAAGATATTTTTATTACATATTGCCAAAATCAAATACATACTGGTCAGATACTAAAAGAAGGTCATACAAAACCATGGTGTGCTGATGCTATTATTTGGAGTACAGAATTTCAAGAAATGGGATATGATGTAAAATATTTTGATATAGATTCTAATGAAATGAAGTTAGGTGAAGTATTGAATACAAAATATAGTTTTAAATTTGAAGATTCTAAAATTAATAAAGCTTCTAATAAAAATGTTAGGAAGTGGTTTAATCAAGAAAAATTTATATGGAGATTTAAAAAACCATTAAACAATATATTAGATTACGAAGATAGAGCATATCAGTATATGGTATATGATGAAAAAAGAAATTTATCATTCCCAAGACCAAACGAATGAAAAAGAAACTACTAATTACATTAGGTTGTTCTTATATAGAAGGTGAAGGTATATATGATTATTCATTAATTGAACCAAATACCATAATCTCAGATTACAGGCCAGGAGGTGATAGGTATGATAGGTTTGTTGAAAAGAATTTACATAACTTTCATACAAAAGGTATTCCTGCCAAATTAGGAAAGATGATGGGATTCGATAAAGTTCTAAACATGGGATATAGAGGTTCTTCAACCTCAGGCCAACTCAAAGTATTATTTGAAAAATATAATAAACCAAACTTTAAAGATTACGATGTAACTATATTTTGGCTATTAACAGAACCATGTAGGATATCTTTTTATCACGATGGTTATGTTCTAAACTTTAATGGTGGTAGTTGGGGTGATAAATTATATCGAGCATATATTCAAGAAGTATCTAATGGTGTATCTGATTGTGTTTTAGAACAATCCTTTTATATCAAATCTCTTGAACACTATTGTGAATTAAATAATTTCGAACTATATATAGGTCATAGTAATCCAGATATATTAAAACCATTAAGGGAAACCAACGATTCTAAAAACATATTAGATATGAAAGGTTCATTATTTTTTGATAGAAAAAATTTTACTCGTGAACAGTTTTCTAAAATATGTGACCATCCAAATGAATTTGGTTATGAGTTGGCATCTCAAGAAATATTTGATTGCATACAAGAACATACAAATAATAAATTTGGACCTGAAAATCCAAATGTGGAAATAGAGTATAATGGTAACCCTATAAAGCACAAAAAGAATATATTATGAAAAAGAAACTATTATTCACATTAGGATGTTCTTTTACAGAGGGAGATGGAGCGTACCCCAACGAACCATTCTTTGAACCAGAAGGTATTCCAATAGATGGAAGTAGAAGAATGGAAATACATGGTAGTGATTTACAGAATTGGTATAGAAACACTTACACAAGTTCCTTTCATTACAATGGTTGGCCAGCACAATTAGTTAGAAAATTGGGATATGATAAATTAATAAACTTAGGTAAGTGTGCAAGTTCGACTTCATATCAACTAAAACTTTTAACTGATAAGTATTGGGATTTTCCTTGGGATGATTATGAAACTCTGATGGTTATATATTTAACAGATTCAATCAGATATTCTTTTTATAGTGGAGGTGCACCACAAACATTTATGTGTGGAGACCCGGAAAGAATGTGTACACTAAGTGGAGCGTATGGTAGAATTATACAAGACCAAGATTTAGACCCATTGTTCGAACAAATACATCATGTTAAATGTTTAGAAGGATTCTGTAAACAAAGAGGTATTGAACTTAAGGTTATGAGTTATTGGTTAAGAGAAGATAAACAGATGAAAGAGATATACAAAACAGATGTTTATATGGACCCGAATCCTTTTGATGCACTTCCGTTTGACCATGCTAATGGTGAACACACTAAGTGGGATACTCGTTATCACTCACCAATTTGTTTTCATCCAAATAGAGAAGGTTATCGATTGATGACTGAAAATGTATTTAATAAAATAAAAGAGTTACATCCTCATCTTATTAGAAACGAAAAAGATTTTAATTCAAATCCTGAAATTATATGGGATGGTAGTAATCATGAGGGATTTCCCAATGTACCAGAAAACAGAGAAGAACTCATAGATAATAGAATAGAGTTTGACCACGAAGGATTGAAAGAATCCGAATATGAATATTTTGAAAAACATGGTAAACTCCCATGGCAATAAAATAAAAAATTATGGACGATTTTGATGATTTATTTAACCTTGGTAGATTCGATAACGAAGATGAACCTGAAGATGAGAAATTAGATGTGTATAAGAAAGCACAACGATTGATGTTTATCAATGATGTAGAAAAGTATCCAACACAACCTATGCCTTTAGGAGTTGCTGAGTTCATAGAGCTTTTCAATCCTCCAACAGGTGAAGATTTAGATATACTTACACAATGTTTTATGAAATCATATATGAACTCAGATATAGATGACGATAGTTCTATGGCTCTACTTGTGGATAAATGGGGATTGGATTGGTTAGACTGTTTTACACAGCATAACATAAAGAAAGAAGAGTACGAATTATGTTCTATATTAAAAGATGTAATAGATGTTGGTAAAAAACAAATTGATATGTGGAAAGCAGAATCGTTATTACAACAAGTAAAAGATGAAATTAATAAGGGCACTTTGGGGAAATAGAAAAGATATAAGAGAAGAAGTTCCAACTACAGCTGATGATTCTGTTGTATATGTTTGGGGTAAGGATAATCTCTACTATCTTAAATCACTTGGATATGAAACTCGATTTGTAGAAGATACTATTGAATCAGATTATATGTTTAAGTTGATTGCTCTTGATTTAGCGTTTAAAGAGTTTTATTATTGTATGTTCTTAGATTGGGATTGTAAACAAATTAAACCAGTAGATGAAGATGAACTAATATCACCATCTATGCCTTTGTACTCATATCCAAAGAACTACACATTTACCAATCCAAAGGTAACAGAACAATTAAAACAATTTAGTTGGGAACAAGATGATTACTATGTACTTCCAAATGCATGTTGTATAACAATAAATGGATTTAATCTTGGTGAGGAATTATTAAAGATTCATAAAAAGTATAAATTTGAAACTCTTGTTGAGGAATTTGCATTTAAAGTATTTACTCACGCTACTTTAGATGAATACATTGATAACTACGATTCACCATATTTGTATGGGAGAGAATCATCTCAATACTTTTGGGTAAATGGTAAGAAAGTAAATACTGCAGAAAAGTTAAATAAATATATCGGTAAAAAGGATATTAGATTTATACACGAATGATACTAACACAAGGCGGAAACCATATTGTTCAACCTGAACCAAAGGGTGATTATATATTATTCATGGGATGTTCCTTTACATGGGGACAGGGATTGTGGAATTATGATAAATCCAATCCATCAACACCAACATATAAGGAATACATATTTGAAGAAAAATATCCAACCTTAGAATCGGATAAGGAAAGAATAAAACTTAGATTCCCTAATCTTGTATCAACACACTATGGATTAGAACATATAGCTAAAAGTAATAATGGTGGAAGTGAAGAAGAATCCCTTCGTTGTTTAGAATGTTTTTTAAATGATGGGAAATGGCATAATGATAATTTCCATTATCCATGGCCTGTCGATAAGTGTAAACTTTTAGTATTTCAATTTTCATCGGTTGTTAGAAATTATAGTCAGTTTGAACATAAAGGAAATGTATATCGAATAAGATTAAATGGACATTGGTTACCTGATAAGGAGGATTTTGTAACTATGAATTATGATTTGTGGTTAGATGGAGAAGATTGGGATAGTGAGAAAGATGAATCAGCAGATATAAATATATTCTATGATTATCTCATGTCAAACAAGTGGGATATTCAAGATTTCTTTAAACAACATATAATGAAGTGGTTGGGTAAAGTAACTTCGGTATGTAAGAAAATAGAAGATATGGGAATACCATGTGTATTCTTACATTGGGAAACAGAATACTTAGAGTTTCTATATGCGTGGGATTGGTTAAAAGAAAGAACTCTTCCTATATTATACAAGGGAGAAACCTTCGGTTGTATTGAAGAGGCATATACGAAGTATTCAGAACTTACTATCGAGGGTGATAAAGAATGTAATACATATCCCAATGATGAAGATACACATCCATCTAAAATAGGTCATGAGGCCATTAGTGATTCAATTATAAAATTTATAGATGATAGAAAAGAAATACTTCTTTGATAAGAAAACTTTAAAAGGATTGTTAGATATGGATAAGTGGTTATCTCAATCTCCATGGAATCAAAAGAACATGGGTGAGGTTGATTTAAAAACAGCACACATGGTAAGAGAGTTAATTACCCGTATAGAGGATAAAGGTTATTATACCGAAGATGAAAGAGATATACTTAATGGGGTAAGAGAGCATTGGTTTAGAAGTAAGTATGGAGGTCAATGGGTTTGTTCTTATTGTTTAAAAAGTACAAAAGATGTTGATATAGATTACTTAAGTGGAACAGACCATTTACAATGTGTATTAAGAGAAGAACACGATGAATTAAAAAAAGCGTTAGACTATGAAATACGAATTAAAGCCACATCATTATAAAGGAATTAAAAAAATGATTAAAAACCTCGTATCCCAATATAAGGATGATAACAACACTATCGAAGAAATGAAAGGGATAAGGGAAAGAATCAAATTCCTTGCCGATATGGGAAGAGAACAATTTTATCATGAGTATCAAAAACAACAATTGAACAACGAAAGAGATTTATACATACTATCAAAAAAATCCTCGAAAAATTGACACCCAACAAAATTTCGGTAAGTATAATAATTAAGAACGGATACAATATAATATTAATACAGATATAAACTATAATACTATGTACAACTATAATAACGAAGATAGAAGTAAAGAAGAAGGATTAATCGATTGGTACTTAACTTCCAATTCAGATAGAGATAGAACACACACCCATATAGAGAGTAGGGTTACTCAGACACTCAGAAGGATATGGTTAAAACTTAAACCTACTTACTCTACTAAGGGGAACTCTAAATATCACAGATAATGAAACGAATATGGAAATCGTGGGCTCGAGCACTCGGTAGTAAGGAAGGAACGGATAGAGAAGCGGATAAGGTAGCGTTGTGGAGGACGTTTATTGTATTACAAGCTGTGATAACAAATGCCTTCATTGTATGGAATATACTGAGGAATTGGTAATACTATCAAAAGAAAAGAAGGGGAAAATTTAAACGACAAAAAAACCTTTTTGAACGACACGAAAAAAATTTTAAAAAACCGACACGTCCTTAGTGTCTTAGTTATAGGTTATTAATCTTTATTTAAGTTTTTCTATTTTTAAGTTGTCTGGAGTGCTTATAACTATAGCGTTTTTAAAAAAATAAACAAAAAAGTTTTTAACAAAAGGCTTGGATATATCAAATATTTTTCGTATATTTACTATGTAAATAATTAATAACACTAAAAGATAAAAGTATGAGTATTACAAAATTTAATATGTGGTTAGATGAGGTTAACGAAAAACGAAAAGAGCATTGGGATAAAAACTTTTCTTATAAAGAGTACACACCTCTAACTATTAAGAAGGGACAAAAATATATGAAGATTATCGATGAAGGTTCTGTATGGGGATTCGTTTCTATGTGGGAAGGTGTAATGAAAGGTTCTCTCGTTTGTGTGGGGGATTTATTAAAACCCGCTACTTGGAGTCAACCGGCTAAACATTCACGAGGTAATATCTTCGATGGTTCGGCTTCTTGGGATTATTATGGGCCAACATATTTAAAATAATAAAATGGAAGTAACAAATACAATTAAATGGATGTACGTTTTTATGGCATCCTTTTTGTTTATCCTCGCACAAGGTGGAGCGTGGTTACAACACAATTTACAATTCAAATATCCAAAGTTCGGACCTGAGTGGTGGGGATGGTATGTAGCCGCTCTACCAATCACTTGGTTGTTTCTTAAATCAACTCAACTCGGTGTTGAGGGGTTCGGTAACTCATTATGGGCGAATCGATTCTTAGGATTCTCCGTTGGTATAATCGTATATGCGATTCTAACACAACACTTCTTTAATCAACCGATGACTTCAAAGGTTTGGGTACAAGTTGGATTGTGTATTCTTATTATGTGTATTCAAGTATTTTGGAAAGAACAAGTATCTTAATAAATAAACAAATATGGTAATACACGCTTTTGGTGATGAACATACATTGGGTTGGAAGTATTGTGATTCTGCTGTTTTTTCAAAATATAAACAATGGTTAGATACTAACATATTGAGATTGAATCGTGATGAGAAAACATACACACCATTGAATAATAGTGTATGGATTGAAAAACTATGTGGTAAGTTAAAGTGTAGTTTTAAACTTTATGCTAAAAAAGGTAATACCAATTTAGATACATTCAATTCTGTAATTACAAATATCGATTCTATAAGTAAGGGTGATAGTATAATAATCAATTGGTCTGATAACTTTAGATTTAATCTTTATACAGATACCGAAATTCATTCTATATCAGAATTATTTGATTACACAAAACATACCAATGATATTTCATCCTCAACAATGAGTGATATATTAAAAAGTAGAACATCTATTAAATCTCCATATGAAGTTCATACATACGAAACCGCTATTAAAACAATTTGTGATTATAAAGGAATTGATGTATTCTTTTGGAGTATAGATAATCTTATCCATCTTACATATGAACCAGAAGTATTACAAGGTAATGAATATATTCTTGGTGATGTGATAAACAAATATAGAGGAGAACAAGGTATTACTCCTAAAGAAGAATATTTTAATGAACTCGAAACACCATTGTTTTACTCAGCAATAAATTATATAGATGGTTCTATGTTTTCAATGGCACATGATACTGGTCAAGAAGTTAACTCAAATACACATTTAGGTGAACGAGGACATGATGTACTTTCTCATCATTTTTTTAGATACTTGATTAAAAAAATAAAAAACAAAACAATAACTAAAAGTTTACTTATATGAACGAATTAGATTTACATGGATTTACTCATGATGAAGCACAATTTGCTGCTGAAGATTTTGTTTTAATACAATCACAAAATCCGATGTTTCAATGTAGAATTATAGTTGGTAATTCTTCTGAGATGACAAAGAGAGTTACTGAGATGTTAGATGAATATGGATTCAAATACTATATCCCAAGTTGGAATACTGGTGAAATAATAGTTTCAAATTAATACATGAACTACACTAAAGATATATTATCAAACGAAGAATTAAGTTTTTTATTAGAACAACTGAATCAAACTAAAATTCTTACACCTGAAGAAGCACAAGAAGAATGGACAGAAACTCATCCATATATTTTAAATAATGGAAGTGGTTTAAACCCAACTCTTTTCGAAGTATATAATACAAAAAACGAAATACTTAATAATTGGTTATCCAACAAGTTTTCCAAAAACAACATAGTTGAATCTTTATATACAATGGAATATAGAGTTGGAGATTTTTCAGCAAAACATAAAGATTTCTTAAGAAGTGTTACCATTATATTATTAACTGATGATTTTGATGGAGGTAAATTTTTAATAGAAGATAATGATATTGGGTTATCTAACTTAGGTGAGTATGTGATGTTAGATGGACACAAACACAGACACGAAGTTACTAAAATAACAAGAGGAATACGAAAGGTTTTAGTTATCTTCTTTAAATCAAAAGAAAACTTATTATGATAAATAATTTATTTCCAACACCTGTATATTATACAAGTATAGATGAGGAGGTATTAAAAACTCTTCAAAAAGATATTACTAAATACATTAAAGATAATGATGATTTATTTAAAACAAATCAATGGAAGTGTAATACAAGAACAAATATTTTTTGTGAAGAAGGAAAAGAATTCTTTCCTGATTACCTAAAAGATACAATTATAAAACACACATCAGAATATATTGTGGAGTGTGGGTTCAAGCCAAAACCATTTTATATTGAGGATTGTTGGATTACTCTTGGAGGAGATGGTGCTTTTCAAGAGTTACATGACCATATTGGAGCAGGTAATGTATCGAATGGATTCTCCGCTGTACTTTATATATCAATAGATGAAAACAAAGGTGGAGAGTTTGTAATAGAATCACCAATTGATACTTTAGCTAAACTATTACCAGAATCGGATAATGAATTATTAGCTCCACAAATACATATTGAACCACAAGAAGGGATGATGATATCATTTCCATCTTGGTTAAAGCATGGGAGTTTACAATACAATTCCACAGATAAAAAAAGAATATCAATAAGTTGGAATGTAAATTTTAATTAAAAAGACTTGTGTATATGAAAATAATTTCGTATATTTGTAATTACAAATAATTTAAATTAAAAACAATGAGTGAAAAACTTTATGTAAGAAGGTGTGAGAAATACACCATTTGGGAAGCAACAGAAGAACCAATTGAGGTTCATGTTGATAAACTAAGAAAATGCGAACCTCCTTATGAGGGAAGTACAACAGAAGAACTTTGGAAGTACTTAGAAGAAAATGTTTACGATTGGGATAGAACTGAAGATTTCTTTGAAGTTAATAAAGAAGTTTACGGCGAAGAAGAATTACAAAATCTTTTATTAGAAGATGGATACCACGATAGAAAAGTGTATTCTGATTCAAGAGAAAAGTTCGGAGACGATTGGGTTGAGATTGGACACCTAAACGAAGAATATAGAAAAACAGGTGGATTCCAATCTCTACATGATAATGGTGATTGGTAAGATATGGCAAAGTTAACAAGAAGAGTTATTGTAACAACAGTTCGTTATGAAGAAACAGAAGAACTAACAGAACAACAAATTCAAAATTGGAAATCAGAAGATGATGACCTTCAACAAGAAGTTATGGATGAAGTGGAGTTTGAATTAGTAAACGATAAAGTAATGGAAGATGGTGATTGGCCTGAACTAACAGAAGAATAAGATATGGCAAATGAAATGGAAACTTATGTTACCATTAAGAATGGTGATATAAACGTTGCAAACAAATTAAAAGAATTGTTTACTCCAAAGGAAGGCGAATATAATTCGAGAACTATTGAATTGATTAATCGATTGTATGGTAAGGATTATACTTGGGACATTAACTTAAGTAAAGAAGAAAACCAAGAGGCTGAAAATACTTGGCCAGAGTTTGAGTGGTTGGGAAACAATGTAGGTTCTAAATGGATTTATTCGGAATATGACCATGATGATGATACAGAATATATTCACCTTGTAATAACATCACCTTGGGCTGTACCACAGGGGTTTCTAAAAAAGTTATCAGAAGTTCTTACTGATATAAAAGAAGATTGTTATATATTAGGAACTTATGAAGATGAATCATATGACCCGATGGGAGCTTTCTTATACGCAAAAGATTGGGAAGATATAGAAGATTTAGATGAAGAAATCGATGAGGATAAAATATGGGAAGATGATTTCTATACTGAAGAGTTAAGAGAAAAAACATCTAAATTACAATATGATATCGAAGAAGCTTATTTAGAATTTTTAAATGAAACAGAATAAATTAGGTTTTACTGCAGGTAACTTTGATTTGTTACATCCAGGTTACATTTATACATTTGAAGAAGCAAAGAAACATTGTGATAAATTTATAGTGTTCCTGCAGAAAGACCCTTCACTTCATAGGAAATCAAAATATAAACCTGTAATTCCTTTGTATGAAAGATATAGAACATTAATGTCAATTAAATATATTGATGAGGTTTATATTTATCAAACGGAAGAAGATTTATTAAAGCTCATAGAATTTTTCAAACCAGATATTAGAATACTCGGTGAGGATTATATCGGAGAAGATTTTACAGGTAAAGATTTACCAATAGAAGTTATTTATACAACTCGTTCACATGGGTGGTCAACAACGAAGATAAAAGATTTAATAACAAAACAGACAATAAAACAAAATCCAAACATTAATGAAAAAACTGATATATAAAATAACTCCACCTGGTGGAACAATGGGAAGAGGAGATTCTCCTTATAGTATTGAGTTTGTTACAGATAGGACACCTGAATGGACAGAACAACAATACCTTAGAAATAGAGAAGTTGGATATCATATGGAATTGATAAGTAATGAAGAAACAAAAGAAAAAGAACAACTATCAAGAGAAGTTAAGTTGGGATGATATGAGTTATGGTGAAGCATCTCACCACATCGGCAAAAAAACTACTGAGAAAGTTCACAAATCACAAAAAGAATATAACAGAAAAGGGAAACACAAACGTAAGTGGAGTGATTTCTCTGATGATGATTATTAAACTAATATATACTTATATACATGGAAACATTTATAACATTTGGCTTAGGTGTAGTTATTACATTATCGATTGTTGGAGTTATATACTCTGTAAAAACAATATCAAAGATAAAAAAAGAAACAAATGAAACACTTGATGAAATCGAAGAATATACCAGTTCTATTGATGAAATAGAAGAAAGGGTTACTAAGATAGAAAAGTCAATAGAATCATTAGATAAAAAACACGATAATATAAATGAAGGAATTTATCGTAACATCGAACAACTCGATAAAAATCAAGAAGAAATATTTCTTAGATTAGAAGAGTTTGAAGATGAGGATGAAGAAGAATCTTAAAAATGGCCCGTTCGTCTATCGGCTAGGACGCCAGGTTTTCATCCTGGTAAGAGGGGTTCGATTCCCCTACGGGCTACTAACTACTAAATTATAAAATTATGCTTACATCAATATCAATAGTATTCTTAGGAATATCAGTTATACTTCTTGCTTTTCAAATTTATAGACAAAAGGAAAGATTAGATTATTTAGAATCCTATTTAGAGGATACTGAAACAACGATTATAAAACTCGATAGAGATATTAATCAAAGAGTAGATAGGGAACTCGAAGATACACATCAAACATTTAGAGATGTAGAAACTGATTTAAGAGGTCAGTTAAAATCGAGAATGGATAAACTTACGAATCAAATAATAAAAAAGATTCCACCTACCAATGATACAATAATCAAAGAAATTCAAAAAATGAGAGATGACTTTTTTGCACTAAGACAAAATTTTTAATATGAATAAAGATATAGTAAAAGGAATAATCGTATTAACATTATTATCAACATTAATTTGGAGTTTAAATTTAAACTTCAATCCAACAATACAATTATCTTGGTTGGAAGCGTTTGGTTCTATTAGTTTAATTTTTATGATTGGAGCTACTTTCCTTACAAAACAAAAGTAGATTGGATACACTAAAGGTAGGAGAAGTGGCAGAGTGGTCGAATGCACTGGTCTTGAAAACCAGCGTACGGCAACGTACCGGGGGTTCGAATCCCTCCTTCTCCGCAAAAACTAAATAGCGTTGAGTATCACTTCTGCAGAAGTTAAGTAAGAATACTCTTTATAGGACTGTGAATCATAATTGACCGCACCTTAACATATTTAGTTTTTTTGGTCTGGTAGTTCAGTTGGTTAGAATACCTGCCTGTCACGCAGGGGGTCGCGAGTTCGAGTCTCGTCCAGACCGCAAAATAAATTAATGGGGGATTAGCTCAGTTGGCTAGAGCACTACGCTTGCACCGTAGGGGTCATCGGTTCGAATCCGATATCCTCCACAATGACATGAGTCATAATGGTAGTAATAACTACTGATTTTAAAACACAATTATGAAATATTTAAAAGAGAAGTTTGGTAAGTACTTTCAATTTAAAAATACCATTAATGGAACAGATTATTTCCTTAGAGGATTAGCATTACTATTATTCATTATTCCAATCGGAATCCTTATTGGAGTTGGAATAGGAATATTAGGAGCAGATGGAAATCCACTTTTAGCTGGTATTCTTGTTTTATTAGGAGCGTTATTAGTTATACCAATGATATGGTTTTCACTAGCAACAACTTATAAAAGAATCAACGCATTCTTTCCTAACAAAGCAACATTACTAACAGTACTAACATTTGTATTATCGTTTGTATTAGAAGCGGTGAATCCTAATAGTGGGAATGGGTTAGATATTGAAAACCCTTCACAATTTGTAAGTCCTTTAGAAAGTCCTATTTACATAGTACTTTTATTGGTATCATTAGTATGGAGTTTCTATTTACTACTTGGTAATTCCAAAGTTAAAAAACATATTGGATAACTAATAACGGATTGCCTTTGTAGCTCAGCTGGCTAGAGCAGTTGATTTGTAATCAACAGGTCGTGGGTTCGAGTCCCTCCAAAGGCTCTAAATAAATTATGATTTTTCCTTCATATAAAAGACCGATAGAATATATAAATCATAGACCATATTTGATTCATGCTATTATATCAGTAGAACGATGTAAGAACGTAAACATGATAAAAGAATGGTTAGGGGTTGATACCGCATTTAAAGTAAAGGGTAGAGATTATTGGTTTTGTGAAGAAATACAAGAAGCAAATTGGGAACAATTATAATTATATAATATGAGATGGGTAGAATACTTTAGAACATTGGCTCACACAGTCAAACTTAAATCCAAAGATGTAAACACACAAATTGGTGCAATCATTGTTGGTAAGGATAAAGAAATTGTATCTACTGGATACAACTCATTCCCAAGAGGATTACAAGATAATCTAAAAGAAAGACAGGAAAGACCAGAGAAGTATTATTGGTTTGAACACGCTGAAAGAAATGCGATATACAACGCAGCAAGAATAGGAGTATCTACTAAAGGAACTACTATGTATCTTAGTTGTGGAATTCCTTGTTCAGATTGTGCAAGAGGAATCATAAATGCTGGTATCACAAGAATCTTTTGTGAAAGAGGTGTTACTACTAAAGGAGACCATTGGGAAGAAAACTACCACAGAAGTTTCTCAATGTTAGAAGAAGCTGGAATAAATATTCAGTTTTATGATGATGAATATGGTGGGTTGTAATACTTATAATCACTATGACAACATCCAAATTTACCGAAGAAATATTATACAAATCTCATTCACTTGGAATTAGAGATGAAGTATTTGATTTATCTAAACAATTAAGAGAACAAGATAGAACATTAGATTTTGATGGTTCTATTGAAAAAGCTTTTAATAGATTAAATATCAAGTAATTCATATCTTTATATTTATAGTAGTATGAGTTTTTCAAGTAAATATCCAGATATACTAAAAAGTATTGCTCCTTCATTAGTAAATTACTATAAACAATTTGCTGAAAAGGAAAAAATTGCCTCTGTAACAGTAAATCATGAGATTTCAAGTACACCAAGTATTGATAAGTTTTGCACTTATCTAATAAATCATGATGGTAATGGTAATGGAATATATGGAGCTGCAGATAAAGAATCAATCTCATCCGCCGCTTCATTGAGAACCCTTTCAATCATTCCTCAAGAAATCCCAACACCAGAAGAAAAAGAACAAGTACAAGAACCTTCAAGAGAAACAACACCTCCCCAAAGTGTAAAAACAGCAACTCCGGTGGTTGAAACAGTTGCAGACTCAACTACAACAACATCAACACCACCACCAACACCACCAACATCAGGACCATCAAGAGGTGATGTTCGTAGAAATCCAAATAGAACCTTATTTAGTCGTGGAACATATCAGGAGTGGGATGGTACAGCTTGGAAAATAATATCAAGAAGTAGATATAGTGCAGGAAGAGTTCAAGGTAAATTATATCCGAGAATCAATTCTAATAGTATTTCTAACAGTGGTAGTGGAGGTGGAAGAAGAAGAAGTGGAAGAGGTCTTTTTGGAAGAAGAAATGAACAAACAGGAACATCACCATCGGGAAGAGGTAGATATCCATTTGAAGTTCGTGATGGCTTTGTTTGGAAAAGAAACAAATGGGAGAGAATATAATGACACCACAATTACTCAATACAGTAGATTGGAGGAAATATCTTATTGAAGATTCCGATAATCCAAGGATAAAACGATTTCTTGAATCAAGAGGTAATCAAGTATTTACTGAACTTACACGAGCTGTAAACTTTGCTAATAAAAATGGTAGAAAGAAAATTGTATTAATTGTTCATCCTAACGCTGGAAATGCAATATTAATCAAGGAAGATGAGTATATGGAAGTTTATGATATTGCCACAAAGTTTTTTGAAAAGAAAGAAAACTATGAAGCGTGTAGCCTTGTTAGTAAGTATAAAACTAACTTCATTAAAAGACAAAGACAGAGACAATCTGTAACTAAAACTATAAAACTTTAGTTTAGTATATTTATATAAAGTAAAAGGAAACGTACAATATGAAGGGAACATTTTTCTCAGCTGATTTCGTAAAAACAGATAACGGTATAAAGTTTTTAGAACTTAATACTGATACTACTGATGTATTTAATGTACTCGATAATGGATTAGATTATACGGGCTTAATATCTTTATTACAAAGCCAATCAATAGATACATTTGAAGTAATATATAAACCTCAATTTCAGAAAGCGATTGTAAATCACATTTCAGAAAGTATTAGAGATAACGCATCTTTTATTACAACTTGGGTAGAACATGAAGAATCTGCAGATACAATATACCCAACATCAGTTTCAGATGCAAGTAATAAGTTTATTCTTAGAATGGCGTATGATGAAAACGCGGTTGTAGATTCTGTATATGCTAAACATGATGTAAATTCATTATCACTATTTAATGAATATACCGCTTCGAGTGATTGTGCACCGTTTTACATTTCTTCATCTGATATGGTTGTTGATACTTTAGAAAGAAAAACAAATCCTGGTATTTATCCTGATATTGTTTTAAAAAATCAATGGTCAATTAGTACAGTTTCATTTTTAAAAGTAAGAGGACATCGTAAAGACGGAGAATTTGTTACTGGTTCAAATCCTACTCATGTTAAAATATCTGGTAGTTATTATAATAATGCTACAATTGTGGGTACTCATGGATTAGTAGATGGTAGTTTTGTATCTGCTTCGGAAGAAGTTACAGGTACTCATGTTTTACTTGGTGGTAGATATGAACCTTTATATTGGGAAGATGTTGATACTGGTGAGTATAATCCAAATCCTGATTTACAACCAAATTATGTATGGGTTCAAGGAAGTATAGAAACGGGTTCTCAGTATGATGAATCTCGTATTAATGATTTCATAAGTAACTCAGAATTAGATTCTCATGTTTACTATACTAATTTTCTATATGGTACTGGTTCTATTGTAGATAATCATGTAACTTCATTAAGACATTATGGTATTGTATATGGTTCTGAGTTGAATCACTTACCATTGGGAACTGTATCTGGAAAGAGTGTATTACAATTACCAACTTATGCTGATTTTGATTTTACATTTACTGATGATGAGCACTATACTCAAAAACATTATCATGAGTTTTCAACTTCCTATATAAAAGAAAGAAGAGTAAAAAGAGGTATATATGAAACTGAAACTCTTGTATCAGCAAGTGGAGACCTTGTTGATATTGAAGATGTGATAAGTGGTTCTATTGTAAAATCATTTTATATACCTAATATTACAGATGATGAAGATTTAAGTGCACACTTCATGAACGTTTCTGTATCTGGTCCTACTCTACCTGCTAATTCTTCATATACCTCATCACTTGTAGTATCAGACCCTTATACTCATGAAATGACAGACCATATAATATATGAGTTAAGAGTTAGTGGTAGTGATGAATCAAACTATATGTCAACTGATGTTATTGCATTAATATACGAAAGTTCATCTAATGAATTTAAATTTAAAAATGTTGTAGCTATAAATGAAGATGACCATTATTTCTTTGATGATAATTCTAACCTAATTCCAATTTTAACTTCAAGTGTTCATATCTTAAATGTTAACACAGGTTCGTTTCATGAAATAGATGTTGAAACAGAAGATAACTATGTATTGGCAAATGATACAGAAGGACAAGTACAAACAAGTTTATCTGCAATTGTACACAACAATAAACTAAAACCCTCGACATAAAAAAATGGCTATACAGAAAAATGACATAAAGAAATTAATTTACAAATCAATTGATAATCATCATAGTGGTTCGTATACTGTTTCTGTATCTTCTGCAGAAAAAACAGAAGTTAATAGAATCATGAGCAATTTTTTCTCTTATGTTTTAGATAAACATTCGTAAATGTATTTTAATAAAGGTTACTATTCTTCAGATAAAGATAATATTTTTTATCTTGCACCAATCCCACTCTACATAAAACAATATGATGATGAGTTATCAGATAAATTATTTTCTTTAGGGAAGGAAGTATTATCAGAAGGCCAACAAAAAATGGGCCAAGAACTACCAGAAAAATATGATGATGAGAGATATAGTTATTACAATATAAATTATGATAGAAAAGAAAATTGGGTAGAATCCGATTCTCAAATGCCAATAGGTAGTAGGTTCTTTACCCCTCCAAATGATTTTTTAAATAGAACTGAAGATTGTGTTTTAGATGTTGTTGATAGAATAAAATTAGGATTTAAAAACTTAATAAACTCTCTTGATTTTGATATCATCGTAAAAGAATCAATAATAACAGAAAGTTGGTTACAATATTATAAACCAACAAGTGGGTTAGGACACAACCAACACAATCATTCTCGTTGGAGTAAAGATGAACAAACGAATTTATCTTTTAGTGGAGGATATTATTTGAGTGATGGTGAACCATTACCAGACCATCCATATAGTGGTGTATTTGCTTTTCATGAACGAGATAGACAATACATGATTAGACCAAAAAAGGGAATGTTAATAATATGGCCATCTGATATAGTACATTCAGTAAAGCCCTTTTATGGTAAATCAGAAAGAGCTGTAATTAACTTTAACTTACACGCAAGTAAAGTTTCTAAAAATAAATTATTATGAAATCTATTTTTGTATTCTGGTCAGAACCTATGTTTTCTTCTGAATCAAAAGGATATAATAAAGATAGAAATCCAGAAGAAATAATTAAACTACATGATTTTGAAATAGAAATCCAAAAACTATCTGCATTAAGTGCAAAAAAATATGTTGGGGAAACAACATTATATACAGATACAAATGGATTTGATTATTTATCAAAACTTGGATTAGTTGACTATTACGATAATGTTGATATTACTTTGTTAAACGAGTTTAATAAATTAAATTTTAATAAAGGATATTTTTGGACAAGTGGTAAAACATATGTAATATGTAATCAAACAGAACCCTTTACTTTTTTAGATTTAGATTTTATTGTAAAAGATTATTTTAACATAGATGAGTTTAAAAAATATGATTGTGTGCATACTCAATGGGAATTACAAAGAAATAAATTTTATGTAGATGAGTCAAAACTAAAATCACTAAACCTACCATACTACTATACTGGTATGTTATATCCCAATACAAGTTTTTTATATATAAATAATACAACTTTATTATCTGAATATTGGAAACTACATGAATCTATAATTTACAATAAAAATTTAACTAAAGTAGATGAATCAATTTGGTTAATGGCAGACCAAGGAATATTACCATTTACTTTTAGAAAATTAAAATCAAAGGTAGCTTGTTTAGAACCATTCATGTACATAGAAGATGGTGAGAGAATACAGCAAGAAATAAAATATGGAATAGTACCTCATAAGATGTACTATAAAAACTCAGATGTTATAGATTTAAAATACTATCATGTATGGTTAGAAAAATCTGAGTTACTAAAAAATAAAAATAAAAAAAGTTTGTTTCTAAAAGATATTAATTTACAAATTAAAAATATTAGTAAACCAAAAACAATCTTATGACTTTAACATATAGTTTCGATAATAGAATGGGTTGGTATGATGAAGAGTCTGATATGCGTACCACATGGCATACTGATAAGAAATACATATATGATATGTATAAAGCTTCTATGATTCGTGCGAAAAAGTATGGATATGGAATTAGGTTCTACGGAGATAGTCTTTCTATAAAAGAACTTGATGGTTATTATGATTCTTGTATCTGTATTGATAATATTCAATTTGAATTATTAGATGATTTAAAAATATGGATACATAAGAATAATGATTTGGATTGTGTTACATTTGATGGTGATATCATTTTAACAAATAAATTAAAACTACCACCAAATACTGATGATGTTTGGTTTGAATATAAAGAAACAAAAAAAGGCGGTCCTCTTAGTAAAAAATTCGATATGCAAAATGGATATAATACTATGTTAGATATATTCAAAGATGCAGATACTGAAAAATATATTCCAGAGTTTAGTTATCACAATATGGTTGCATGGAACGTTGGTTTTATAAAATTTAACAATCAAAAAACTAAAGATATTCTTTTAGATGGTTACTATGAGCTTAAAGATTTTTATTTAAATAAAATAGATACCTCTTTTGAATTTAGAAAAAAAGGAATGTTACCTTCTCTAATAGTTTGTCAATATCATTTTGGTAATTTAATAACATATCATAAATTAAAGGCATCTGCTTTAAAAAGCTTAAACCATAAAACATACGACCATTGGGTTGGTGAAATTAAATTTATGGAAGGTTGTAGGGATGTGGTAAAATCTATTTTAGATGGCGATAACAAATTTAGGATGATTTAGTATATTTATATCTGTAAAGATGTTACTTTATGGATACAACCAAAATAATACAACTAAAACTTACGAAAGAAAGTTTAGTTCCTTTCGAAATCTTGGAAGATTATAATATAGTTTTAATAAACAAAGAAAACTATAATAATTATATTCATGAGCTCCTCTACGTTTCAGATTTAATGAAACGAGATTTTGATTGGGTTGGAATTCCTGATGAACTTATGCTACATAGTAGGTTCGAAACACACAACTCCTCAGTACATTTATTTTATTACAATAATTCTCCAATTGGTTGGATGTGGGGTAATCATAACCACACACCACTTTGGGAAGAAATGTATCAACCTCTCAAATCAAATGAAATGTTTGTTGGTGGTGCGTTTGTTACTCAAAAACTCAAAAACAAACCAAAAGGATGTGGAGTTAGTATGTATCATTTAACTTTAAAAAAGTTTTTAGAGTATGATGGAATCGATTGTTTGTATTCACACGCTGACACTTGGAACGAGAAATCAATTCACATTTGCTATAAAGTGGGTTGGTATGATTTTAATTTTATAAAGGAGAATAATGGCAACACAGAACATTAGTAAAAACCCACCTAAAGGTAAAGTAAAGTTTTCAATAACCCTATCAGAAGAACAAAAGATGGCAAAGACAAATATCTTATACCATCCGTATAACTTCGTAATGGGTAAAGCTGGTAGTGGTAAAACACTTCTTGCAGTACAGATAGCATTGGATATGTTTTTTACTCGTAAGATAAATCAAATAGTAATAACAAGACCAACTGTATCAAATGAAGATAATGGATATTTACCGGGTTCACTTGATGAAAAGATGGAGCCATGGTTAGTACCTATTCGTTCTAATATGAGAAAGGTTTACAATAAACCAACTATATTACAGAAGATGGAATCGGATGAAAACATAGAGTTAGTATCGTTATCCCACTTTAGAGGTAGAACATTTGATAATGCGTGTGTGATTGTAGATGAGTTTCAAAACTTAACGAAACAACAACTTAGTATGGTGTTAGGTAGATTGGGAAAAAAATCAACTATGATTCTTACTGGTGACCCACAACAGATTGATTTAAAGTTTGCTAATGATTCAGCAATACATGAAGTTCCAAAAGTAAAGGAATCTAAGTATGTGTATGCTGTAAGTTTATTGGATAATCACAGACATGAATCATTAGATGAAATACTAAGATTATTAGCAGCTTATGCATAGTAGTTTAAAATATTTATAGGCTTAAAAAAAATAAAAATAATTCACTTTTTGCTTGTTTATTTCATATTTTTTTCGTATATTTACTATGTAAATAATTAAGATATGAAGTTAAAAAACCTTAAAAACTATAAACACTACGAGAAGTTAGTAAAGAAATCCAATGGTGAAGGCCCGATGCCACAACTAAGATGGGTTTCTAATCTACTTACTGAATTAAACATCGAACATGATTACTGTGATTGGAGTGAAACTAAGTGGAGACCAAATGGATTAAGATATCACACAAGTGGTGGTTCGAGAGAATATACTGGTGGTAGATTGAGAATTCCATCAATTAACCTCCACGCTACTTCTACTGATACTTACTACTCTTGGAACACTTGGAGTTATTGTGGAGATATCTTAAAACTAATTAACGAAACCTTAAATATAAAATATGAATAACGAATTACAATTGAAAGAGTATATGTTCACCTTTGAAGAGGGTGGTTGGAATACTGTATGGGCTAAAACCCTAAGAGGAGCTAAAACGTTAGCGGTTAAACAATACAAACAATATCCTACTTTAAATCCAAGGTTAGACTCTGTACACTTGGCAACAAAAGAAGGTTTGAGAGCCGCAATGAGTACATTTTATTAAACAATTAAATTTAAAATTATGATTAAAACAATTAAAAGTAAACTATTAACTTACCTATTCAAAGATTGGGTAATGAATGAAACAGATTTAGAAACACTACAAGTATCTAAACAATTTATTAAGAAAAGAGAAATCGAAATTACAGGTCATGTACCAGTACTTGGATTCCGTTCTCACCTATCTCAAGAACAAAGAGATAACCCTACTACTACTTAGTAATTTACTAAAAATAAACACGAAAATATTTGGTAAATCCAAATATTTTTCGTATATTTACATAGTAAATGAGTGATAATAATAACATTAAAAAACAAAAGGTATTGAAAAAAAAGATAGTTTACATCGATATGGATGGAGTATTAGTTGATTTTGGTAAAGCAATTGAAGATTGGTTTGCTAGTCATCCACATTTAAAGGGGAGGTATGAAACTTTTCCTGACCACATCCAAGGATTATTCAGAATAGCTCCACCAATGAAAGGAGCCATCGAAGCTGTAAAGAAACTACACAATAGTGGTAAGTATGAATTGTTCATAGCTACTTCAGCTCCATGGGGTAACCCACAATCAAACACAGATAAAAGATTTTGGATAGAAGATTACTTCGGTGATATATTCCACAAAAGAATGTTTATTACTCACAGAAAAGATTTGTTGATGGGTGATTACCTTATTGATGATAGATTGAAGAATGGGGCGGGTGAGTTTAGTGGTAAACTATTAAGATTCGGTAACGATTGGGAAAATGATAACAAACCAAATGAGTTTCCAACTTGGGATAGTATATTAGATTACTTATTATGAAACAATTCGATAGTATAAATTTTTTATTAACGTTTGCATTAGTTCTTTATTCACTAATGTTATTGGGAACATTAACATCTTGTTCGATAGCAGATGATGTATTAGTGTTAGAAGAACCAACTTTAGAAATAGATGGTAGGTTACCAATAGATGATAATGGATATTATCACTTAGAGTTAAACCAAGATACCAATCAAACTATCCACACCATTAGTGGTACGATTAATAATTACGAACTGTACAATCCACTAAAAGTAGAATGGAGTAGTAACTTAGATTGGGTATATCAAGATGAGTTAGTTGAGGTTACAAACCAAGCTTCATATTCTATTGATGGTAGTGTGATGAATGTTATAGCTCCTATTAACACAATGGTTGGAGATACATTAATAGTTACAGGTATAATTAGAGAACATCTAACTTCAGATACTATAAAAATCGTTTTAGAATGACAAACTTTATAGAGTTTCCATTTATACCAATAACAAAAAAAACTTTTGAAAGGCAAGAATGGGAAAAAAACACCGATTCGGATGGTGAAGATGATGATGGAAATCCTTTATCATATACATATTATACACTCCCACTACCAAAAGATAATCCTGATGAAAGAGCTCCATGTTTAATTTCTTGTGCAGATGATGAACAAGAAGAACTTGGACTTGAGAAAGATGAATTTGTTGTTGAGATACATGAATTAAATGGATTGGGGTTATGTAAAACTGAAGAAGAACTTGCAATATTATATAGAAGTTTAACAAACGAAGATATAGAATGACACTTTGTCATGTTATACCTTGATAAAACTGACAAAATGTCATACTATACCTTGACAAATTACATTGGTATAGATTTGGTAATATAATATGTAAATGTTTAACTAAAAAAAAAAGGAAAATTATGTTTTACACAATTAATGAAAACTTTGTAGATAACTTCTTTAAGGATATCTACACAACAAAACCAACTAAACGATTACATTCACAATTTGATGCTGAGGTATTGGATGATGGTAAACAACAAGTTACAATTAACACTATTGGACATAATCCAAAAGATATTACAGTAGATGTTACTGAAGAGGAAATTACAATCAAATCTAAAAAAGGAGAAGATACTTCTCGTTTTGTTCAAGATATTGATTTAGTATTAACAGTTGGTACTGATTATGATGGTACAAAAACAACTGCTAAATTTGATAATGGGTTACTCACTCTCCTCATTGATAAGAAAGTAAACAAGAAGGCAAAGTCCTTAAAGATATCTTATTAATCTCATATCAAGAACTAAAAGGGGGTTTGGAAAAATCCCCTTTTTTTATATCCTAATATTTATAATAGTAACAATAAAACATATCAAATGAAAGATATTTATAAATCAAAAGTAGATGATACAATCGAATCAATGGAAACACGAATTAAGATTGTAAAAGAAATGGTTACAGGAGAAAGACCTGCTGACTCAAAAATGGCAGATATTTATCTACGAGAAGTTCTTACAAATTTAGAAAAGGTAAGAGAGATAGTAATTAGGGGATAACCTTATGAAATTCAGAACACTATTATTAGGATTATCTGCGTTGTTTGTAGCATTCAATGCGGCATTCTTTTCAGTAAGTGGTTTATCTAAACTATTTGCAGGAGCGGCATTTTCTGTAATAATAATGGCAAGTTCATTGGAACTAGCAAAACTAATTACAGCTGGTTATCTTTACAACTATTGGGAAAGGATAAACAAATCATTTAGAATCTATCTAAGTATTGCAGTAGTTATCCTAATCCTTATAACATCATTAGGTATCTATGGATTTCTAACATCAGCATTTCAAGATACATTTAATCAGTATAGTGTAAAAGAAAAACAATTGGCATTCCTACAACAGAAAGAACAATTTTGGGAAGATGATGTAACACGATATGATGAAGAACTTAAAAGAATTAGTAGTAACATTAGTACTCTTTCTAATGCGAAATCTCAATCAATCCAAGTACGAGACACCTCGGTGGTTGGGGGCGTTAGAACCACAATCTCCACTGCAGAACTTAGGTTGGCACAATCTCGTATTGAAGTGGAAGAGAGAAACAAGAGCTCGGTACAAGCGAAAAGAGAAGTAGCTGCAGATTCACTACAATCTATTCAGTTAAGAATATTAGATTTAGAATCTATGGAAGGTGTATCATCTGAATTAGGCCCATTAGAATATCTTAGTGGATTACTTAACAAACCAATGGACCAGATTATCAACTGGTTTATCCTAATCATTATATTTGTATTCGACCCATTGGCCGTTGCACTTGTAATTGCTTTTAACAACGCTGTTAAAGTTGATAGAGGAATTGTTAAAAAAGATAAAGTAGTTCGTAAGAGAGAACTATATGGTGAAGATGATTCCTCTAATGATGATAGTGATGAGGAAAAAGAATGGGAAGAAGAACTTACCAATGAATTAGATAACACTTTACAAGATGGATTAGATGATGTTTCATATGAAGATAATCAGGTTGAAACTGACGTAGAAGATACAAATGATGAATGGGATGAGGACCATGCATTAGATTTGGTTATGAATGATATGGTTGAGGATTTAGATGAAGATGGTAAGATAGATGAAGATATAAACCAAGATGGTATAATTACTGAAGAAGAAAAAAAGAAAGCATATGAGTTGGGTAATTGGAAACATAGTTTTAATGGTAAACCATATTACTTACATCCTTGGTTTGATTGGAACAAAAAAGAAAGATGGATAAACGATAGACAGGCAATAAATCACTGGTTAAATTATAGAGGTGGTAATACAACTGCACTTGAAGAAATAAAAAGCCAATACCCAACAGATTTTAACTCAAAAACATATTAATATGTCAGTACAAATTACAGAAGCCGCAAATAAACAATTGATTCAAAACTTAAAAGAAGAAGATAAATCACCAGAAACACATCATCTTAGAGTTGGTGTATTAAGTGGTGGTTGTAGTGGTTTACAATACTTTATGGAATTTGGTGAAAAGACTGATTTACTTGAAGGAGATAAAACATTCGAAACCGAAAGTATAAATGTAGTTGTAGATAAACAATCTTTTATGTACCTTTTAGGTTCACAATTAGATTATTCAAGTGGATTAAATGGAAAGGGGTTTGAGTGGTCAAATCCAAATGCCAATAGAACTTGTGGATGTGGAGAAAGTTTTTCACTATAATGCTTGGATAATTCAAATATTTTTCGTATATTTACATTAGTAAATAAAACTTAAACGAAAGAATATGAATTTAGGATACGCTTGTATTAACATGACTTTAGGTAAACAAAAACCTAAAGTAACCACTAATCGTTCAATGATTAAAAGAACCTTCTTAGAGAAGGGTGTTGAATATGCTGGTGAGTTAGGATTACAGAACTCACGAGATTTATTCACTATATTGGAATGGAACAATCAGAACAACATTAAATGTTTTAGATTATCTTCTGAAATGTTTCCATGGGCTTCTGAGTATGATATTGAGAACTCACCATACTACAAACGAATTGAAACAGTACTTCAGGCGTGTGGACATTATGCAAATACTAATGGTATTCGTATTACCGCACATCCTGGTCCTTTCAACGTACTTGTATCCCCAAGAGAGAATGTAGTAAAAAATACTATTACCGATTTGGAAATACATGGTAAGATATTTGATATGTTGGGATTATCTCGTACACCATATAACAAACTAAACATTCATTGTAATGGTGTGTATGGAGATAAGATTTCTGCTATGGATAGATTCTGTAAGAACTTTGAGAAACTCTCTCCAGCAGTACAAGGAAGATTAACAGTAGAGAATGATGATAAAGCATCTATGTACTCAGTAAAAGATTTGATGTACATACATGAGAGAATTGGTATTCCTATCGTATTTGATTATCATCACCACACATTTAATACAGGTGGGTTATCAGAACAAGAAGCACTTGAATTGGCAATCTCTACTTGGCCAAAAGATATTAAACCGATAGTTCACTATTCGGAATCAAAACAATTACATGAAAACAATGAGAAACTCAAACCACAGGCTCACTCAGATTACATCAACAAGTTACCTAACTTATATGGTAACGATGTAGATGTTATGGTAGAGGCTAAGGCAAAAGAGTTATCTATATTACCATTTATAAAATGAAAATAAAACAACACTTACAAAAATATATAGGATGGTACTTCTTAGTATTATCTATATGGATGATGTTTCAAGAAGGATATGGATTAGAAGGATTCGTTATCTTTTTTGCAACAATTATGAAAGTACCACCATTTGATTTGGTTGGTAGAATGTTTGATTGGGCAGGAGAACTCTCCTACAAATGGGGAATGAAACTTAGAGCATACAAAGAGAAACAATCAAGACCAGTTAGAGTATTGATAACAATCTTGGCAATACTCTTTATTATTTTTCTTCTTTGGATTATGCCTGATGAAGAATGTGCATTATGTTAGAACCCAAAGAATGGTTAAGTGAAAACGAATGGGAAAACAAACCGATAGAATCGGATGCTTTTTCTCATTACACAATGTTGGATACTCTGATGGCAGAATATGCAAAATATTACATGAAAGAAAAATTAAAAGATATTGAAAAGAAAATTAATATTAATAAATTTATTTAATTATGGATAGAGGAAAACGATTACAAAAATCAGAATCGGCAAGAGAGAAACGAAGTAAAACAAAAGAAGTTGTTGATACGATAGAAAAGAGAAAACATGCTGATGCAAAAAATCTTAAAAAGAAATATAAAAAGATTAAACAAAGACATCACGATAATAAATTATAATATGGAAAAGGAATATATCAAAAAGAATTTAAAACAGATTAAACAATTATTAGAAGAAGATTCTCCGTATATTGCAAAAGAGAGAATAGGATTTTTAATTGATGAACTTGAACCAAAAAAAGAAAGACAGTATAGAAGTAGACAAGGTAGAAGTGATAAACAATATGAATCTAATCTAAAAGTAATGACATATGGTTGTATTGGATTGGGTGGTATTCTACTAATCATGATTCTATGGGGTGTAATAACTAATGGGTAATACAAATAGAATATTAGAAATAGTAGTGGTTCACAAAGGCCCTCGTAAAAACTCAAAAGTTATAATGGAAATATTTGAGAACACACGAGTTGATGATATTATTACTACCACAAAAAGAAAACCACTCATCCCAAAAGAAAATGAAATTTTAGAATTGGGAGTTGGTATATCATTTGTAGAAAGATATAAGAAAAAATATAAGTTGTGAAAAAAGAACAAAAAAAGATTTTAATTGTAGTAGGACATCCTGATAAGAAATCATTCTGTTGGAATGGTATCTATAAAACTGCTACAAGACAAATGAGAAAACATAAACAATCATATCGAGTGATTGATTTGTACAGAGATTCATTCTCAAGACCGAGAACAGATTTAATTAAGAAGTATCAAGATTTAGTTACTTGGTCTACTCATATTTATTTTATATCACCTGTATGGTGGTTCAGATTAACACCAAGAATGGAAGTATTTTTTGATGAAGTATTTACACCAGGTTTTGCATACAAGTTTGTAAACTTTACAAAACTATATGCATATCCAAAACCATTCCTCAAAGATAAGAAAGTAAGAACTTACATTACACATGGTGCACCATCACTACCCGTCAGAACCCTATATCTTAACTCAGTCAAACTAAGATTGGTGTTGGGTGTGTTTACCTTCGTTTTCGGATGGAAACTCAGTAGATGGATGAAAACAAAACAATTTTGGTCAGTACCATTTGTTTCTCATAAAAAAAGAACCAAATATTTAACTACTGTAAAGAATGATATTAGAAAAGATTTAGGACTTTGAAATTAAGAGAAAACCAAATAGAACCAGTAGCAATTGGAGTTGAGTTTTTACGAACTCCAAAAATGAAACCATCGATTATCGTAGCACCAACTGCTTTCGGTAAATCGATTGTTATCGCTGCAATTGCAAAAGAACTTGGTGAAAAGATTTTGGTTCTACAACCTTCTAAAGAATTATTAGAACAAAACTATAACAAGTTTATAACTCTCGGAGGAGAGGCATCTATCTATTCTGCTTCAATGGGAAGTAAAGAAATGGGTGATGTAACTTACGCAACAATTGGTTCTATTATCAATATAGCGTATAAGTTTAAAGAGATGGGGGTCACTAAGATTATAATCGATGAGTGTGATAGGTATCCGAGGAACAAATCCGGTCAACTTCGAAGGTTTGTGGACGGTATGAAAGCATCTCATGTACTTGGTCTTACTGCTACCCCCTTAAAATTACAAACCAACATGGGAGATACTGGCCCATATTCAAAGTTGGTGATGTTAACAAATCGTTCTAAACATGGAACGTTTTTTAAATACATACTTCATGTTTCTCAGATTCAAGATATTGTTAAGTTAAAATATTGGAGTCCTTTAGAATATCAGTCTTATGATTTCGATACAGGTGCCTTAGTTTACAATTCAAGTGGTGCTGAATATACACAAGAATCTATTGCTCGTTCTTATGAAAACCAAAACATTGGTGATAAGATTGTAAAGAAGGTTGAAGAAGTATATGATAGAAAATCAATTCTTGTAGCAGTACCAACGATAGAACAAGCAACAGAACTTGCAAGAAAGATTCCACAATCAGCAGTAGTACATGGTGGAACACCAACTCAAGATAGAAAAAGAATTATTGAAGAGTTTAGAAATCAACAGATACGAGTTATTGTACAAGTTAATGTACTTACAGTTGGATTCGATTATCCTGAATTAGATTGTTTGATTACAGGTAGACCAACATCATCAATCTCTTGGTGGTATCAGTTTGTTGGTAGAGGAACTCGTATTCATCCACAAAAAGAAAATTGTTTAGTTGTGGATTTTGTAGGTTCAGTTGAAAGATTTGGTAAAGTAGAAGAACTTTATTACAAAGATACTGGTGGTGAAGAATGGGAATTGTTTGGAGAAGGTAAAAAGCAACTTACAGGTATTCCAATGCACGAAATAGGAATCCACTTAGAGGGAGGTATTAACCTTTCAGAAAAGAAAAACGAAGATGGTGATATAGAAAAAGTTTATATGACCTTTGGAAAATATAAAGGTAAACCAGTTGCATCTATTCCTCCATATTATAGAAAGTGGATGGTAGATAACATAACTTGGGGGCCTTGGAATATAAAAATTAAAAAAGAAATAGAAAGACTTGGAAATATAAAATAAATTTCGTATATTTGTATAATATGAATAACTTAGACTTAGAATACCAAAAATTACTTCAAGAAATAATACTTGATGGAAAAGAAAAAACCGATAGGACTGGAACAGGTACAAAATCTATTTTCGGTAAACAAATAAGACATAAGATGAGTGAAGGATTTCCACTTCTTACAACAAAGAAGATGGCAATAAAATCAATCATGACAGAACTGAAATGGTTTCTCAAAGGAGATACCAATATAAAATATCTTGTTAATAACGGATGTAATATTTGGAATGGAGATGCTTACAAACAATATCAAAGAGCGTGTATGTATGAACTCGATAGAGATGAACTTACACTTAAAGAGTTTGTAGATAAAATTAAAACAGATGAATCTTTTGCAAGAGTATGGGGAGAACTTGGTCCTGTTTATGGTAAACAATGGAGAAGTGTTAGTAAAAGATATGGTTCATCACCAACATATAAAATAGACCAGATTAAAAATCTTATAGAAAATATTAATGAAAATCCTGATAGTAGAAGATTGATGGTTAATGCGTGGAATGTTCAAAGGATAGATGAGATGACACTTCCACCTTGTCACTATGGATTCCAATGTTATGTTCAAGATGGTAGATTATCACTACTATGGAATCAGAGAAGTGTTGATACGTTCTTAGGGTTACCATTTAATATTGCATCTTATGGGATGTTATTACTACTATTATGTAAAGAAACTAATTTAGAACCAGGTGAGTTAATAGGAAACTTAGGAGATACTCATTTATATTTAAATCATTTAGAACAGGCTGAAGAACAAAGAGTTAGAAGTTCATTTGAATTACCATATGTGAATATATCAAATGTAGATATTCTAAACGGTGAATTTGATTATGAGATTTTGAATTACCAATCACATCCAAGTATTAAAGCACCTTTATCAAATTAAAATGAAAGATAAGATAGTATTTCTTTTATCAATAGGTATAATCATTTTACTTGGAATGTTAATAATAGGAGATTTTATTATTTCTTTAAAAGAAAACAGACCAGTAGATGAATCAATTATACATTTGATACAAATATCAATTACAGGTATAATAGGAATATTAGGAACTTACTTTGGAATGAAAAACAAAAACAAATAAATTATGGCAAATCCAGTAATATGTATTGAAGCAATTAACAATGTTAAAAAATCAGTTCAAGGGAATGACCCAAGAACTTGGATGAAAGCATGTGCAATAGAAACTTTATTAAAAGGTAAAAGTGGTAAACATTTTAAAAATTGTTTAATAGGTAAAATGGAATCTACTGCTCAACATATAGAAAATCCAGCAGGATATGCTGATGAACTATATAATGAAATTAAAAATAAGTGTAATTAAGATGGAACATAAAAGATTATACGAGATTAAGATTCAACAACTCGAAAAAGAAAATAAAGAACTTAAATTAAAACTTGAAAAACAAGAATTAATTAAAGAAGGTTATAAGGAAGAAATTTCTAAGTGGAATAAAAAATATAAAGATTTAAAAAACCAAATAAAAAATGGATAATAAAGAAATAATTAAAAAAATTTTAGAATTAAAACTTATAAAACCACAAACACAGAAGATTAAGGCACAAATCCAAAAACTTCAACAAAAATTAAGTAAATGAAAAAATTTTACAGAAGTAAATCAAACAGAATACTATCAGGTATATGTGGTGGTTTAGGAGAATATTTTGATACAGACCCATTGTTATGGAGATTGGTATTTATTATATTATTCTTTTGTCCTGCACCAATATTTCTTTTATACATTATAACAACACTTATAACAAATTCAATAGATTATGATTAGAACAGCAGAATGTGTATCACCGATGCACCCAGACAAAATGTGTGATAGAATATCAGATACACTTTTAGATTTACACCTACAACAAGACCCAAACTCACGATGTGCAATTGAAACTTGTGGTGGTATGGGAGAAGTTTATATCACAGGAGAAGTTACTTCAAACGCCGTAGTAACAAGAGAAAACATTGTAAAGGTAGTTCATGATGTAACTACGGATGATACAATTAATGTTATCATTAATATCAACTCACAATCACCAGAGATTGCAAATGGAGTTGATACTGGTGGAGCAGGTGACCAAGGAATAATGATTGGTTATGCTTGTAGAGATAACGAACAATTCTTACCACAAGAATATTATCTATCAAGAGAACTTAATAAATTTGTATTTGATAAATATCCATATGATGGTAAGACACAAGTAACAATGAATGGTAACTCACTAAGAGTTGTATGTTCATTCCAAAATGCACCAACTGAAATGTTAGAAGGGTTAGTCGGAGGATTCTTTAGTAGATATCCACAATACCATATTGAATCATTACATTGTAATCCTGCAGGTGATTGGAACATTGGTGGGTTTACTGCTGATGCTGGATTAACTGGTAGAAAGTTAGCAGTAGATAATTACGGCCCAAGAGTTCCAATAGGTGGAGGAGCGTTTAGTGGTAAGGATTCTACAAAGGTAGATAGAAGTGCGGCATATATGGGAAGAAGAATTGCGGTGGATATATTAGAACAAAGACCAGAGGTAAAAGAAGTTATGGTTCAACTTGCTTATGCAATTGGGTATGACCAACCTCTACAAGCAACTGCAATCGTTGATGGAGAACATGAATTTATTAAAGGATATGATTTATCACCAAAAGGAATTATAGATTTCTTAGAACTTAGAAAACCAATATTTGGAGAATCAGCATCATATGGACACATGGGTGCAGGATTTAATTGGAAATAAATTTGGATATGTTAAATAATTTTCGTATATTTGTATAACAAATAGTTTATAATGGCAAAAAAATACAAAGTAATATTAATTAGTGGAGGATTTGACCCTGTTCATAAAGGCCATATCGAGTGTATCCAAAATGCTAAAAAGTTAGCAGATGAAGTTTGGATAGGATTAAATAATGATAGTTGGTTACATAGAAAAAAGGGGAAATCATTTATGAAAGAAGATGAAAGAGCTTTCATAATGGAATCCTTAAGAGATGTGGATTATGTTTATATAATGAATCCACTTATACATGGAGATGATACAGCAATAGATTTCATCGACCATGCAAGAAGAAAGTATATACACGAAAATGGTGATTTACCAAAAGGTGTAATGGCATTTGGTAATGGTGGTGATAGAACCGAAACAACCACACCAGAGAATGATGTATGTAATTCATATGGAATAGAATCAGTATGGGGATTGGGAGATAAGATTCAATCTTCATCATGGTTATTAGAAAAATATTTAAATATAGCAGAATAATGGATATAGAACGATTAGTAAAAGAGTTTCCAAATGATATGGAACTTGGTAAAGCAGTAAGAGAGATTTACTTACGAAGAGAAAAAATTTTAGAAGAACATAAAGATATAAAAATATTTGAATCACCTGACAAGGGTAAAACAGTTTATGTTAGAGGTTGGGGAGCTCCTTCTTCAACAAGAAAAAAAGTTACAAATCAATTAAACATATTTGAATGAGATTAATTAAAGACCCAAATAAAATAAGAAAAGCAATTGAACCAACTCCCATGACTCAAGTAGAGATTGATGAAATATCAACAACTCTATTACAAGAACTAACAAAACATGGAGGAATAGGATTATCGGCAAACCAAATAGGATTAGATGTTAGGGCGTGTGTAATTAACGTTACTGAGCCTTTAGTATTGATAAACCCAAAGGTTTTAGAAGTATCAGAAGATACTGTTGCTTATGTAGAACAATGTTTATCTATCCCAAAATCAATTCGTAAACCAGTTAAAACAGTAAGACATAAATCATTTAAAGTTGAAACAGATAACTTAGGTATAGTAGAGTTTTCACCAACAAAAACAGATTGGAAAGATTCTAATGAGTTCTTTTCTGATGAAGGGTTGTTGGAAACAGTTTGTGCTCAACATGAGATAGACCATCTAAATGGAGTTCTAATTACAGACTCATCAAGAAGATATACTCAAACTATTACTCGAGCAAAAAAATATGGTAGAAACGAAAGAGTAATGGTTAAATTACCAAGTGGAGATACCGAATTTATGAAATACAAGAAGGCAGAACCTATGTTAAAGTTAGGTGCGGAAATCTTATAATTAAACGAAAACATGGGAAAACTTATATTTACATATACAGACAAGGATTTTATCGAGAACAATAGAGAAGCTAATAAAGTAGAGCTTGATGTACCAGATGATATGGACATTAATGAATACAAAATAGTCTGTGTAAGAATGGCATCCGCCATTGGTTATGGTAACAAATCAATAACAAAAGCATTTGGAGATTTAGTTTTTGGACAGGATGACCCAAACACAATAAAGGAATTATTAGATGAACTCAATATCAAAGGTGGCAATAAAAAAATTAAATGATAGATTATTAACTCAGAATATTATCATGCAAACACTTATTGATGTTATATTAGAGAATGGTATGATTACAGAAAAAGAGTTAGAATCTAAGATACAAAAAAATATCGATGATATGGATAATATTCTCGATTCACTACAAGAAGAATCTTCAGAATTAGGTGAAGATGTAGTTATTAGTGGGATGTACTTCGGCCCACATGGAGAAGCATAATTAAAATTTTTCCGTTTTTATTTGGATATATGAAATTTTTTTCGTATATTAGTGAAGTATGTTTAATCAAAGAGGAGACTTTATGAAAAAACACATTATATTTACGTTGATAGTTTCACTACTATCGGTTGGAATGATTGATTCGGCAATGAATTCTGAATTTAAAGCTTCAGAAATAACATTACAAGAATTACAAGAACAAAAAAAGATTCAAGAGTTAGAATTAAAAAAACTCGAAGAAGAAAGAATCCAACAATATCATGATGATGAACTACAAAGGTTCTTAAGTGATATAGGATTTAGAGAAAGTGGTAACAGATATGATATCACAAACAAATGGGGATACATGGGTAGATATCAATTCGGTAAATCAACATTAAAAGGTTTAGGATTTGATGTTTCTAAAAATGAATTCCTTAGTAATCCACAACTACAAGATTCAGCAATGATGGCTTTATTAAATCACAACAAAGAAAAACTACAAAAGTATATTGATTTATTCGATGGAGAAACAATTGATGGTATGTATATTTCTGAAAGTGGTATATTAGCCGCGGCTCACCTCGGAGGACAGGGTTCTGTAAAAAGATACTTTAGAAATGGTAAGGTGTTTAGAGATGGTAATGGAACAAAAATCACTTCTTACATGGATAAGTTTAGTGGTTATGATATAAAATTAAATTAAAAAAGTTATGTTAGAATTATTTACAACCTATAATATCGTTATAGGTTTTTCAGTATTATTAAACTTAATATTATTGGTAGGTGTACGAAACCTTATACGCCAAAATGAACAACTCGAAGATAGAGTTGTTGAAACAATATATTCAATTAGAGATAGGGTTAGTATTTCTTTAGATAAAATGCGAAAATTAGACAATAGAGAAGCCTTTGAAAAGGATGATGAGGTTGGGGTTACCTTTAACGAATTAAAAAAAATAGTAGAAGATTTAAATAACGAATTATAATATGCCAAAGAAAAGAAGAAAAAAATCCAAAATATATTTTGGTACACCTGCACAAGAAGCAATAGTTGAATATAATAATTGTGATGACCCAAAAATACGGTCTGTAATTTATGAAGAACGAATTAAGTATCCATTCGAAAAACTTGCGGAAAATGTTATTAATACTTTCAAGTTTTCATATTTTGATGTACCAAAAAAAGATATCCAAACGGAAGTAGTTTCTACAATGGTAGAAAAAATGCATATGTTTAAAGAAGGTAAGGGTAGAGCATTTTCTTACTTCACTATTATTGCAAAGAACCATTTAATTTTAAAGAATAATGGTAACTACAAAAGATGGAAACAAAACGCACTTCTTTCAGAAATGCCAGAAACATGGAATCCTGAAAATGATTTTACAGAAGTAGAAGAGAATAATGAGTTCAAAGATTTTAAACAACTTATGTTAGAATATTGGGATGAAAATCTAAACTCAGTATTCACTAAGAAAAGAGATTTACAAATAGCAGATGCGGTATTGGAATTATTTAGAAGAAGTGAACATATAGAAAACTTTAACAAAAAACATTTATATCTTCTCATTAGAGAAATGACCGATTGTAAAACTCACTACATTACTAAAGTTGTAAATGTAATGAAAACACACCAGAAAAAAATGTTAAATGACTATCTTGAATATGGTGATTTTAGAAGTGAAAAAACTAAATCATTTTGGAGTAAAGATGATTATATAGATACTGATTATTTATAGAAAATAAAATCAATGGGTTATATATTAGGAATTAGTTGTGGTTATCACGATTCGGCCGCCTCTTTAATTAAAGATGGAATTGTTTTAGGAGGATGTGAAGAAGAAAGATTTACAGGCATAAAACACGATTCATCCTTTCCACATAATACAATTAAGTGGTTATTAAAAGAATTTAATGTTACCAAAAATGATTTAGAAGCAATTTGTTTCTACGAATCTCCTATTGAAAAATTAGATAGGATTGAAACCTCTACAAAAAAAGGTGGAATACTAAATTATTTTAACAGAAGAAATATTGTTAAAAGAAATACAATATCTTATCAAGATTTAATGTTAGATATTAATTCTTATGTTGGTAACAAAACAACTGTTTCTTTTTACGAACATCACTTATCTCATGCCGCATATTCCTATTATACTTCACCATATAATAATGCTATTATTGTTTCTGTTGATGGTGTTGGTGAGTGGGAAACAACTACGATATATGAAGGAAATAGAAACACCTTAAAAAAATTAAAATCTATTAAATTCCCACATTCACTTGGAATGTTTTACTCAGCGATGACTGCTTTCCTTGGATTCAAACCAAACGAGGGTGAATATAAAATGATGGGATTAGCTCCATATGGAGATTCTTCTAAATACATAGATAGATTTTCTTCTATTATTGAAGATACTTATGATGGTGGTTTTAAATTAAACATGAAGTTTTTTACATACGAGTATTCAGATACACATATGTTTAATGAAAAACTTGGAATGGAACTTGGAATAGAAAATAGATTACCCGAAGAACCACTAACACAAGAACATAAAGATTTAGCGGCATCTGTACAATCTATTTACGAAAAATACTTTTTTAATTTAGTAAATCATGCCTACGAACTTTCACCATCACGAAACTTATGTTTAAGTGGTGGGTGTGCTTATAATGGTACGGCTAATGGAAAGATATTAAAACAAACCTCATATAATAATTTATGGATTCCACCTGCTCCATCTGATGCTGGTTCTTCTATTGGATGTGCTCTTCATCACTATTATACAAACAATGTATCGTTGAGAAAAATAAATACTAATCCATATCTTGGGCCAGAGTATTCTAAAACTGAAATTAAAAATGTAATAGATAGATATACTAAATATGTTTATGGTGAGTATGTTGTTGATAGTTTATTGATAAAAACTATTTCAAAAGAAATTACTGATGGAAATATTATTGGTTGGTTTGAGGGTAGAATGGAATTTGGTGCAAGAGCATTGGGTAATCGTTCTATATTAGCAAACCCACGAGACCCTCAAATGAAATCTCGACTAAATAAAATGATTAAGAAGAGAGAGGGGTTTAGACCATTTGCTCCAATAGTTAAAAAAGAATCACAAGTAAAATATTTTAAATATCAAAGAGTTGTTCCTTATATGAATCAAGTGGTTAAGGTTAAAGATGAATTTGTAAATAAACTTCCAGCTATAACTCACATTGATAAATCAGCAAGAATACAGAGTTTAGATTCTAAATCTCAACCAAGAATATACTCCTTATTAGAACAACTTGAAAAGGATAATGAATATCCAATTGTTATTAATACTTCATTCAACTTAAAAGACCAAACAATGGTTTTAACACCAGAGGATGCAATTAAAACATTCCTTAATTGTGAAATGGATATTTTAGTTCTTGGTAATTACATCTTGAAAAAAACAATACTTTAAGTAATTATTTTACTATTTATTCCAAAGAACCCTTGTCGTATAATAAAGTGGCTAGGAATAGAAACCCAACGAATTTCGGTTGGGTTTTTTTGTACATACATATATAAACACCCAATACATCTCTTTAATTTAGGGTTGAATATATATTCAAAATTTTTTTATCATATATACCATAGTTATTTGTGGATATCCCAATGTTTTGCAAGATGGAAAAGTTATTAACATTAATTAAAACAAAAGGAGAAACATATGGAATTTTTGAAAAAAATTGGCTCTTGGGCTGACGAACTTACAAAAATCGGTATTAGTATCATTGCCTTAGGAGTTGTACTTGAAGTATTATTCAAAGGTGCAGATATCCCATTTTGGCCAGAAGTATCAGTAGTTGATAATATTATGGGCATTTTAGGAAGTCTGAGTGCTGAAGGTCTATTAGGACTGGTTGGTGCTTTTGTGCTTTACCATATAATTAAGAAGTAGTAAATATTTTTTAATTCCATAACGCGTTAAAAATCAAACCCTCACTTAAAGTGGGGGTTTTTTATTTTACCATATTTATATACAACATAATATGGTATAATCATGAGTACAGATTTTGAATTATTTCCTGGCAAAAACCTAAGTGGTTTGTTCAAAGATATCTACGATAATCAACAGAACAAGAAAAAGAGAATCTCAGAACTAATTGCGGAGATGAGAAAAATAATTAGACATGCTGGAGATATGGCAGTAATTGGTCCAATATTAAAAGATTTAATTGATTCATCAATACGAAACGATGAATCATTAATTAAGATGAGTGCAATTGCTCAAAGGATAATTGGTGCACAACATAAAGCAGAAGGAGATAGTGGATTCCTTAGTGATGATGAAAAAGAACAACTTCTAAAACAATTAGATGAAACTATTGCCGAAGTTGCAGATGAACACGATACAAAGGTTGATGAACTTACAAATGAAATAGAAGAACTTAAACAAAAAGTTAACGAGTAATGGCAAGAAGAATATCTACATCTAACGCATCGTTTTTTAATAACTACCAATCCACAGGACAAGATAATGTAACAGGTACTGTTGTATTTGTTCATGTTGATGATAGTGAATTCGAAACTATAGCAATCCCAAGTGATATTAGTTCTGATGTATCTGATAAAGATTCTAAACTTGGATTTGCAAAAATAGTTTTAAGAGCGGATACATCATATGATTTAGATGATTTAGGAGATTATCCGCCATATAATATTGATGAAGGATTGCCTCTTCTTGGTGAAGTTGTTGAAATGGTAAAGGTTGGTGGAAACTTACACTATAAAAGAATTCACAACATTGATATAAACAAAGGAAATGCTGTAGAAGATGCTCAACTAAAAGGATTACCAGTAGAAAGTTCGGATGGAGCTTCTGGTGATTATGGAGAAACATCATCAACAGGAACTCCAAACTCAGGAGGGGATGGTGATAGAAATAATAAACTCGGTGAATATTTTGAACCAACACAGATAAATCCTTTAAAATACTACGAAGGTGATAAATTATTACAATCGAGGTTTGGTCAATCAATTAGATTTAGTGGATATAATAATGAAGAAAATGTTTTAGCACCAACTATTCTGATTCGTAATAGACAAAACGATAAATCTATTGAAGATTTAAAAGAATATGAAATAACTGAAGAAAATGTAATAGAAGATGGTTCAACAATTGCAATTACAAGTGGAGATTATTTATTAGGATTCAGTCCTGGTACAGAAGATGTTCCTTTTGAAACTGAACCTGTATATCACACACCACCAGATGAATTAAAAGGAACAGACCAGATTCTTGTTAATAGTGGTAGAATTATATTATCATCAAAAGATTCTGAAATGATTTTCTTTTCTAAGGGAGATATTTCACTATTATGTGATAGTAAACTTACAATTGATAATGGTAACGATGGGGCCTTCATTGATTTAAATGGAGAGTATAGAACTACAACAAATGATAATGATATGTTTTTCTTGGGTGGAAGTGGGAAAATATTTTTAAATGTTGATGGTGTTGAAGATGAACCTTTAGTAAGAGGTGAAACACTTCTTGGATTACTTGAAGAATTGATTGATGCTATAAATGTACAAATATTTCAAACACCATGTGGCCCTACATCACCTGGTCCAACAAATGCACCAACCTTTAGTGATATTAAATCAAGACTAAACACTTTCTTATCTACTTTAAATTATACGGAGTAAGAAGATGTCTTTCACTACATTTAAACAACAAATGAATAATTACATGACCAATCAAGATGGTATTGGTGCATACGCTGATTTCGCAAAAAAGATTACTCAAGAGTATGATATGTGTATTAAAAGAGGATTCCAAACAGTGAATTCTATTCCTATAGCGGTTGGAAACACTGCAGGTATGGAAGCTATGGTTAATACAGCTTGTACAATTGCTATTTCCAAAACAGGAGGATTACATACCTTTGGTGATGATATTGGTAAAGCTGTGATTGTTTATTGGACAGGTGCAACTTTAGTTGTTGGAATTCCACCAGTAATACCTGCTACTGGTGCGGTATCAAACATAACTACAACCGCCGCCGTTTGTTTGAGTCCTGGTTCATGGACACCAATGGGCCCATTAAATCCAATAGATGATAGTATGAATTTCTTGAATAGATTGGCAGGTTCAATGCAATCTCACCTACCAACAACAACACATATGTATAATACAGTATCTATATATCCGGGAGCTCCACCACCAGTAGCACCTGGAGTTTTGATATCCCCTGGTTACACAGTACCATAAAATGAAAGAAGATATATTTATATTAAGATAAACACAATTGAAAATGAATAATAAACAATTAATTAAAGTAATTAAAACTCTTGTTGAAGTGGAAACCGCTAAACAACAAGAACGTTTTTTATCTAAAACTTTTCCAAAGATATTGGAAGAAGAAGTTAAGAAACGATTAGCAGAGGTGAAGGGAGGTGTAGTCAGCGTTCCCTCTACGCAAGTTCCTGAATTAGTGAATGAGGTAGACCCATTTGAACAAGCAGAACTTGCATTACAGGAACAAAGACAAACACCAAAAAAAAAATTCACTAAAAACTCTGTTTTAAATGAAGTATTAAATAATACAAAACCATTTTCAGCAGAACAAAGAAAAGGTACACCAACTACTAAATCAGTATTGGATAATTTTCAACAACCTGTAAATGAAAGTATGGATAAAACTGTAACATTTAACTCTCAAGGTGCACAAGGTGGTACTGATATGATGAGAGCTCAGATGGCACAAAAAATGGGTTATGGAGATGTAAGAAGAGGTCCTAATAAACAAGGATTGGGTGTTCAAACTGGTTTACCTGGTTTAGATAGAATATTAAATAGAGATAATTCAGAACTTGTAAAAAAGTTTAAAAAATAAATTTACTTGGGAGAGTAATTAATGGCGTATATACTTGGCAGAAAAACACTTAAGGATTCTAAAGAATTTGATTCTTATGCATATGGAATCACACTACCAATACAAAATGATGGTAGAGGATTTTTTGCACAAGCATTTACATCAATCGAACAAGCAAAAAGTAATTTAAGAAATTTATTACTTACAGCAAAGGGTGAAAGAATAATGCAGCCAAACTTCGGTTCTGGATTAAGGTCATTACTATTTGAACAAATGGATGATGAACAGTTTGAAGATAAAATACAACAAACGATTATCACTGCTGTAGAGTTTTGGTTACCTTATATTAATATAGAAGAAATTAATGTAGAAATGACCAATGAGTTAAGAGATAAAAACCAAGTAAACTTGGATTTAAAATTTACAGTTGGTAATGAAATTGATTTACAAGAAATAACATTGGTAGTACAGGAATAATATTATGGCATTAAATTCAGCAAATTTTAAAAGTAATCAAGGAAGAGATATAAAGTATCTTAGTAAAGATTTTGCCTCCTTTAGAAAAAACTTAGTAGAGTACTCTAAAACCTATTTCCCTAAAACGTATTCTGATTTTAATGAATCATCACCTGGTATGATGTTTATTGAAATGGCATCTTATCTTGGGGATATATTATCTTACTATACAGATGATTCATTAAAAGAATCATTAATGTTATATGCGGAAGATAAACAAAATGTAATAGCATTAGCTAACTATCTTGGATATAAACCAAAAGTTACTGCACCTGCTATTGTACAACTATCCGTTTACCAACTTGCACCTGCAGTGGGTAGTGGAGAAGATAACAGACCTGATTCTGATTACTACCTTAGAATTAAACAAGGTATGGTTGTGGAATCATCCAAAACAAGTGTAAGATTTAGAACAACAGAACTCGTTGATTTTAATGATGCAACAGATAGAGAGATAACGGTCTATACTGATAATGGTGGAGAACCAACTCAGTATCTTATAAAAAAATATGTTAAAGCAGTATCAGGAGAACTTAAAACTGTAAATGTTGATTTTGGTTCACCAGAACAATTTTCATCAATTAATATTGCAGATAAAAATGTAATTGATATCTATGATGTTAGGGATAGTAATGGTGGTAAGTGGTATGAAGTTCCATATCTTGCTCAAGAAATGGTTTATGTTGATTATCCTGTATCAGAACAAACTGATAAAGATTTAGCACAATTTAAAGATTCTGTATCTAATGTACTTAGAGTATTAAAAACTTCAAAAAGATTTGTTAAAAAGATAAATCAAGATAATAGTACTAGCATTGTATTTGGTGGTGGTAATACAACCAATGATGAACAATTAGTTCCAAACTTAAAAAATGTAGGATTGGGGTTAAACTCTTCTATTGATAAAATGAGTTCAGCGTATGACCCCGCTAACTTTTTGAAAACTACATCATATGGACAGGCCCCATCTAATACAACTATGAGTGTATCTTACTTAGTAGGTGGTGGTGTTGAATCAAATGTTGGTAAGGGTGAATTAACTTCAATTAAAAGAATTGAGTTTGATGATGATACCAAAACTTTTGCACAAAACGAAACAACTCTTTATAACAAAATGAAATCATCAGTAGCGGTTGATAATGAAATACCTGCAACTGGTGGTAGAGGTGAAGAAACGATTGATGAAATCAGAGAAAACGCACTTGCAAACTTTGGTTCACAAAACAGAGCGGTAACTCGTAAAGATTATCAAGTGAGAGCTCTTTCTCTTCCACCAAAGTATGGTGGTATTGCAAAAGCATTTTGCTCACCAGATGGTCAATTAGATAATAACTCACCTGCTTCACTTTTAAAAGATACAGAATCACTTGATGAGTTTGTTGGGTTGATTAATGATATGAAGGGTAAAGACCTATCTGACCAGGAAATGAGAGATGAGGTTCGTAAGCTTTTAAAAACTAAAAAGGGAACAACTAATGAGGTTAATAATCCTTTTGCCATAAATTTATATATTCTTGGATATAATTCAAACAAGAACTTAAGTATTCTTAATAGAGCGGTAAAGGAGAATTTAAAAACTTATATTGGTGAATATAGAATGTTAACAGATGGTATTAATATTATTGATGGGTTTGTTATTAACATTGGTTTAGATTTTGAAATCAGAGTTTATGGTGGATACAATAAAAGAGAAGTTCTCACAAAATGTATAACAGAATTAAAAGAATATTTCGATATAGATAATTGGACGTTTAATATGCCTATTAATATTTCAGAAGTTGAAATCTTAATTGCAGGTGTTGAGGGAGTTCAATCAGTACCAAAATGTGAAGTATTCAACAAGTGTTTAGGAAACTACTCAGAACACTCTTATGATATTAAAGCGGCAACTAAAGGTAAGATGGTATATCCATCAGTAGACCCTTCAGTATTCGAGGTTAAATTTCCTAATAAGGATTTAAAAGGGAGGGTAGTATAATGTATCATTTCGTAACATCATCAAAAGACTCAACAATATTTTTACAACAACCTACTCAAAATACAGGTTTAGATGAAATATTAGAAGTATCTAAAACATATTATGGAAACTTAAAAGATACTGCTCGTTCTCTTATCAAGTTTAACACTACCCCATTATCACAATCTATAGCAAGTGGTGAAGTAACAATGAGTTCTGCTCACCTATTATTAAAAGAGTGTGATGCTATTGAGATTCCATTAGATTATACAATCTATGCATATCCTATTTCTCAATCTTGGGATATGGGAATAGGTACTCGTTTTGATAACATCACAACAGATGGTGTTAGTTGGGAAAATAGAGGAGCTCAATCTGATAGTTGGTTGGGTGATGGTTCTTATTTAGCAGGAACAACTGGTTCATTCAATGGTAAGGGAGGAACATGGTACACAGGTTCAGCAGGTTCACAATCATTCTCATATCAAACTGAAGATATTGAAATGAATGTATTAGAATCACTCAATACATGGATTAGTGGTACACTTCCAAATGAAGGTTTTATAATCAAACATTCTAATTCAAAAGAATCAGATACAGTTGATTATGGTCAATTAAAATTCTTTGGAAAAGAAACTTCTACAATATACCAACCAAAACTTAGAATAGGTTGGGATGATTCATCGTTCTCGACAGGTTCACTAACTGAACTAACCGCAGATGATATCCATGTAACATTTAAAAGATTAAAAGTAAGATACAAAAGAGGAAGTAAACCAACTATACGAGTATTCGGTAGAGAAAGATATCCTTTAAAATCTTATTCAAACACATATGCCTACAATGATGTAAAGTATTTACCATCAACAACTTACTATCAAGTTAAAGATGCTATTACAGAAGAAGTAATTGTACCCTTTAATGATAACTATACAAAAGTAAGTTGTGATTCAAATGGTAATTTCTTTAAAATAGATTTAAGTAATTTTGAAATAAATAGAGATTATTACTTTGAAATCAAAGTAGATAGAAGTGGTGAAATAGATTATTTTACTGAAAAAGATTTAACATTTACGGTAGAAAAGTAACATGGGACTTAAAGATAGGTTTAGAATAGATGAGCTGGTAAAGAAAGGTTCAAACGCTATTCCTCGTGATAAACGAGGTGGTATTCGTGTGCGAAAAAAAGATGGTAAACAAGTTCCACATGGATATTTCTTGGATGGAAGGGGTAGATTTGTACAAAAACCAATGAGACCAATTCCATTTGGAAAAAAACCAATCAAAGGATTTGATGATACTACAAAAAGATTTAAAGCAGATTTTGTTGATAAATTACCTCCAATAAATGATTTTCATCCTGATAGAAGTTCATTTGGTGGGGAAACATCTGGTAGAATAGAAAGACCTATCTATGATGAAAATGAATTGCAGAAGGCAATTGATATTAAGGTTGATGAATTAATAAAACCAAAAAAACAAACAAAAGGTAAGTTTGTACCATTACCAAGATACAATAAACTACTTGCACAATTTACAGGTTCTCAACAACAGATAAAGTCATTACAATCTGATAATTCACAAATACGTTCATCAATAAGTGGTCTTGAAGGAGAGATTCAAACATTAACGGGAACAGTAACTTCTAAAGAAGGTGAGGTAGAACAATTAAATTTATCTCAAGAAGAATTAAATAGTAAGTATAATGAACTATTGGCAGACTTTCAATCCGCATTAATAAAAGGTACTAAGGAAGGTATTGAAAGAGCTTCTTTATCTGCACAAGTAGAAGGTTTACAAGCTCAAGTTACAACCTTACAAGCACAATTGACCGCACAACAAGATATTGTAAAATCTTTACAACAACAAGCAGAAATACAAGCAACGGTTACAGAACAAGTTGTTGAATCAAAAGAAAAAGAAGTTGAAGCGGCTAAACAAACAAGTTTGTTAGGGATAGTTGAAGATAAAGGACAATTCCAAGTTAAGGGTACTGTTGGTTGGGCACTCCATCCATCAAGTAAAAATAGAAAACCAGAATGGGCAGCTCGATGGGATGATAGAAGAAAAGGACCGAAGGGTAGATTATCTGGTCTTAAATATGATTGGTATAATATGGGGCCTGAACCAATTACACTTAAGGTTAATGAAACTGTTATTAAAAATAAAAAGTGGTTAAATGGTGTTCCAACCTCACTTACTATTCCAGCAAGTCCTGATGGTGGTTCAACACCTGGTATGAAATCAGTTACTTTCAGTAGAGGTGGTATTGGTAAGGGAACTTATGAAACAGAAATAATTTGGACAAACCAAACTACAAATGAGAAATTTAAAATGAAAACTCGTTACTGGCAAGCAAGAAGAAGAAGAAAAACCTAATAGATTATGGCGTTAGAAACATTTAAAGAAATAGTTGAAAGAAAGGGATATCTTGTAAACAAAGAAGATAGAAAAATTTTCGAAAAGGAAATTAGAAAATCTAACTTTGGTATGGGGTATTCTGATATGATTGAATTCATACTATATGATTCAAACGATAACCAGCTGCCTCAAGGTGAAGATGCTAAACTTGTACGATATATTCATATTAATGATAAAAATATAAATGAGTACTTTTTAATTACAAGTAGTGAAGAAACTAAAAAATTTAATGATTCATCTGAGTTTATTATTGATTTAGAAAAGTTAATAAAAGAAGCTGGATACTCAAATGGTATATTTAAAACACAAGTTACATTACTAAACAGAAGAGTTGGTTCAGAAGAATCTTCTGAAGATAAATTGTGGATACACGAAATTTCTCCATCAAGAACCGAAATACGAGTTGTTCCTCTTAAGAATACAGTAAGACCCAATAAGGATTTAGTTAAAAGATATAATCTATTTGTTGAAAATGGAAACTTTAGAGATGATACAATTTACTATGTAAGAAACTTTATAGAAGGAATTGATATATTAAGTGTAGTTGATTCTTTTATAAGAAGTAAAGGAAGAATTAAAGATGGTAGAAGATATCAGAGACTAATTCAAAAAGAATTTAAAGTTGGTTCTTTTGATAAGTTATTAAACGATATTAAAGATAGGTATATAGAATCCATGAACTATTTTATTGAAGGTAGTGAATGGAACATCACATCAAATAAATATGGTAAACCAAAAAGTGAATTAGATAAACTTGAACTAACAGTAAAATTTATAAAATCAGTTGCAGAACAAGCTCTTAGAAACTCAATTGAATATCATTTACCAAAGAGAAGAATTCAAAATAGTGTTGAATTAACAAGAGATGAACAAGTTACTTTTGATAAAGTAAAAAGAATTCTTAAAACAATAAAAGCAAATCAGAGGTTTGAATCTACCGTACCTGGTGAAATAGGTGGTGTTGTTAGAGGATGTACTGATAAAGAAGCACTAAATTACAACCCAAGGGCAAAAGAAAATGATGGTAGTTGTAGATATAAAGAAGTTGAAGTTGAAGCAGCAGTTGTATTAGGTTGTACTGATAAGTCTGCTGTAAACTTTAATAAATATGCAAATAAAGATGATGGGAGTTGTAAGTATCAAGAAAAGGTAGAAGATTTTGCAGATTTAGGAGGAGGTGCTACCGTAGAAACAACTGATGTAGAAATAGATACAGAGGTAATTGATAATACTCCACCAATACCAGACCCGGAACCAGAATACAAATTAATTACAAAATTGTATTACATTTGGTCGGATACTGGAGCCATCAAATATAAAGATAGAAATAATGAATCGGTTGAAACACGAGGTGTAGAATTTGATGCACATAAAATAACATATAGAGATACTGTTGCACCAAAGTTCGTAGGAGATGTTAGGGAAGTTCCAAAAATTATAAAATCACCTCCACGAATGGTAGAATACAAGATTGTAAATAACTCAACAAAAACAAGAGTTAAATTTCCTAAACCAAGAGTTATCAGAAATGAAATGGATTTTTTCGATGAGAGAAGAGCTCGAGGTAGAGATTATAGAAAAGGTAGACCTCTTGTAGATGTAGATGGTCCAGAAGAAATTTTTACAGGTCAAGCTTTATCTTTTACTTATAAGAATAAACTTGAACAAACAAAAACAAGTTCACAAATACAACCAGGAGCTTCACTTATACTATGTGCTATTGAGGATTCAATAGTTCCTGTACCTGGATTATCAATAAACGCAGTTGGTGGATGTGGAGGTACTTATCCAAGAACTATATCCGCACCTCCACCACCTCAGAGGTGTAATGACCCTAAGGCGATTAATTATCAATCTATTGGAAGTTGTAAATATAGACCAAAAGACCCTATTGACCCACCACCACCACCTCCACCACCAAAACCAAGGTGTAATGACCCTAAGGCTACAAATTATAGAGCTATTGGTTCTTGTGTATATCCAATACCAGAGCCTATTGTAGATGAACCAATTAAGCCGATAGCAATAACAAGCGGAGGAGGTTCACGAGGAGGAGGCGGAGGTTCTCGAATAGTAGAAGAAATACTAAGTGAACTTAATAATATTCCTAACACTTTTAGAATGGATGGAGATGATAATATTGGTGGCCCTATTTCGAATCCATTTAGAGGTAGAAACTATTTATAAAATGAATATTTATATAGAGTACAAGGATAGGTAAATGAGAAGAAGATTTGACCAAGATGATTTTAATGATTACGAAAATAATTTCGGTAATCCGTTTGGCAATAACCCACAGGGTTTTGAGCCAGAAACCCTATCTGCGGTTACTTCACTACGAGGTGGTGGAGGTGGTGGAGGAAGAGTCTCACCACCAAGAGGAGGTACAGTATCTCCAAGACCTGTACGAAGTAATCCTCCAAGGCCACCAAAAGAACCTTTTGAGGAAATTTCACATTTACCAATAAAGCCTAAACCACCTATTTTTGTAAAACCAGATTTACCACCAATTGTAGATAAACCAAATACAGGTACAATTAAACCAATTGAGGTAGAGCCAGTAAGAGTAAAGGGTGGTTGTAAAGACCCTAAAGCGGTAAACTATGATTCAACCGCAACTTATGATAATGGTAAGTGTGTATATCCAAATATAAAAATAAAACAAACTGTTAAAGATAAAAATGCACCTGTAAAAATTACGGTTGCATCTGATAGAGGGCCTGCAACTGTAATGGTTGATGGTAAAGATGTTGGTACAACAAATGGAACTGGAGATTTTCATACACTTGTTTTAAACTTTACTGAAAAAGAATTATTACAAAGAAAAACAATTACAGTTAAAAAAAGTAACTTTACTTCAAAAGATGAGTGGAGAGTTTCTTCTGTACAACGTAGTATAACAAAAACTATTAAACCAATAGTAGATACTACACCCGTTTTAAGTGGTGGTAGACCAGAATTAACAGATGTAAATTTACCAAGACCTTCGCGTGGAACTACTAATCCAAGAGTTACTCCACCACCACGAGTGGTCAATGGAGATATGGATGATTATCTTGGTAATAACAAACAATTTTTAGGTGGAACTGGATTTGGAGAGTTTAATGGAAATATAGGACCATCGAGAACATCAGGTGGAAATACCATTGGATTTGATGATATAAATTTTGGATTTGGAGGAGCTAGTTCAAATAGACGTAATAATTTTTCCACTATCAATTTTGGTGGATATGGATATGATAATTTTGATAATTTACCTAAGCTTGGATTACCTCCAAGAGATGTTCCTGCAAGAAGTTTTATAAGAAAACCATATGGTAATATTGGTACGAGTCCTATAAAGACATCACCTACATTAAAACCAGCTAAACTAACGTTAGGTACGATTCCATTTAACTATTATGAAATAGTATTAGAAAGAAAAGTGGATGGTAAGTGGGTACAACAACCATCAGACTATTCTAATTTTTCAAAAACAAGTGTTGCTGTAAGACCTAAATCTCATGCATTACGAGTTGGTTTTAGTTTAAGAAAAAATGTTGAGATACTCGAATCACCAAAAATTGAATCAACCTATAAGGTAAGAATAATTGGAGATGTTCCAACTGATGATACTATTTTATGGAAAACTAATTATGGACAAGTTGGTTCTGTATTAGATGATGATGATATTGTAATATTTGAAATTGAACAACAAGTTGGAGACCCCGAGCCACGAATAGAATTTTATGCAAATGGTATAACGGATTTTACACACAATGGTAGTTTCCAAATTAAATCTGGAAAAAATAATAAAGAATTTAAAGGTTTAGAAACAAGTTTTAGATTATATCCTGGTAATAATGATATACAAGTACAGGTATTTAAAGAACCTGCATCTGAACCTCCAACTAAACCTGCTCTTAAATTAGATAGAGCATCTGCTCAATTAAATATATCAGACCCAAAGGCAATTAGAATAGGATACAAATCAGTAGATGCAGATAAAGTAATCTATACACTTGGAAAAGTTAAAAAAACTATTCCATTAAATGGTACTATTACATTAAGTGGTAAAGATTTTCCAAACGGAGCAGGTACATATACATTATATGTTCAACCTATATCACGAAGAGGTGGTTCTGGTGATATTGAAAAATGTATAATTACTGCAGAAAGTAAAGCATATTTACCTGGTCCTGATATCACACATATTAATTATCCACAAGTAATTAAAGGACCTGATTTTAAAGGTACTGATGTTGATTTCAACATATCATGGCAATCGGTAAATACAAACTATATACACATATATCTTGGTAAACCTGTAAGGGAAAACTACTTGGGTAAATTTGAACCACAAGGTGTTGCTCAATTTAATATGAGAAACATTATTAAAAAGGGTAGAAGGTTTGGAGCTTTAAGAAATTCAAGAGATATAATTAATTTTCAATTACTATTAGTTCCATATAATGAAGAGGGTGATTCAAGAGCAACAGGTAAGTTTGAAACTATTAACATAACATTTGATAAAGGTGATTTAACTCTTAGGAGAGGAAGAGTAGTTGGTGATATTAGAACTTCATTTGTAAAACAATGGAATTCAAAGGGGTTTGATGATTTTACTTCACCATTCTTAACTCACTATTTACACCTTGGTGGTGGTGATAATAAATTGATTGGTACATGGGGAATTGATGAAACAACATTTTCAGATAAGATAACAAATCCTACTACAAATCAAATAGAATATAAAAACATAGAAAAATCTATTGTTTTAAAACTATATGAACCACTACCTCGAAATGTTAGTACAAATGATAAGATATGGATATCTAAAATACAATCCATACCATTAATTGATACAATAACAATTACAGATGATATTGTTAGTCAATGTACACCATTAACGCCAAATTTTAATTTAGATGTTAGTGATGAAATAGGATATCAAATTCTTGATGATTTAATTTCGAGTGGTTCTACATCTTCAACTGATGTAGTAAATCAATTTGTATCTTCGAGTGATTTTTCTTTAGAAAATCTTAATATAGAATTCGTAACTCAATCTTCGGTAGTAAAAGAAGTTGGGACAGGTTTATTATTAGAAAAGGCTGGTATAGAAGATTACAATTGGAAAGAATTTATAAAATACTCATCTGCGGGTGAACGAGTTGAAAACTTTTACTATAAGATTAAATTATTAGAAAATTATGAAGATAAATATAATACAGTAAATAGTCTTACATCTTCTATAGCAACAAGAAACGAAGCTAAAAAACTTCAATTTAAAATTGGAGAAGTAAAAAGAGGATTTGATGCATTTGAAAAATTCTTATATAGTGAATCTTCCTCACTTTCATATCCTGGAGCTGGTTTAAACAGCATATCTTCATCAGAAGATTCTTCAACAATTAGTTGGTTTAATGGTATTTTAAATTCTGCGAGAGATTATGATAAATATAATACATCAAGATTATCTTTCAATTTACCAAAACATATTAGAGATGATGAAAACAATTCTGATTTTATATTATTCTCAGATATGGTTGGACAACACTTTGATGTTATCTACACACACATTAAGGCTGTTTCAAAGAGTAATAGAGTTGAAAACAAACATGAATATGGTATAGATGATACAATGTTGTATCATATGTTGGAATCTCTTGGGTGGAACGCTGATATGGGTGTTCAAGGTCAAGCATTGTGGGAATATGCATTTGGTAAAGATATAGATGGCAATCAAACCACCACAATGAGTGGTAAGGATAGACAACATGAGATTTGGAGAAGATTATTAAATAACTTACCATATCTCTATAAACATAAAGGTACAAAAAGAGCAATCTCTGCGGCTTTAAGTTGTTATGGTGTACCTGCTTCCTTATTAACAATAATGGAATTTGGTGGACCAACTGACCCAGATGGAGATACTCCACAAACATTTACTTATCAAGATAGAACAGCATCTATTCTACTAAGTGGTTCAGCTGCTATTACAGTTCCATGGAAAAAATTTACATCACCATTTAGTGATGATTATCCTAACTCTGTTGAGATTAGAATAAACACAGAACAAAGACAAGACCAAACAATAATGAGTACTGATGGATGGTCTTTACATATAAATAAAGATACTGGTTCACTTGCATCAATAGAACTAAAAGTAAGTGGAAGTGATACCATATATTCTTCATCTACGAATCTTGGAGCATTGTATAATGATGAATATACACAAATAGTAGTACAAAAAACAGTAACTGGTTCTAATGATGTATTTTATCTATATGCACAAGAGCCGTTTCAAGGTAGAATACGAACAAAATTAAGTTCAAGTTTAGAAATTACAGGAGTTAGTTCTTGGAAGAGTGGTAGTGATTTGGTTATTGGTGGTGATAACTTAACTGCATCAATTGATGAATTTAGGTTATGGAGAACTCCACTATCTGATTCAAAAATAGATAACCATACACTTTTACCAGATGCTATAGATGGTAACCATGTATCTGCTTCTACAACTGATTTAATATTAAGACATGATTTTGAATATCCAAAAAATAGACATACAAGTGGAGATGTTAACATAAAAAGTGTATCTATTAATAGAACATATAGTACATCTTCAATTGCATCTAACTTTGAAAATGTTTCATCATATCCATACCAATATAAATCATATGATAGAGATGTAACGGCGGTTGTACCATCAACTGGTAACACTGTTGGTAACAAAGTAAGATTTGAAACTCAAACTTTAATTTCTGATTTAAATTATAAAAGTAGAGCAACTAAAAAATCATTTGACCAATCACCTACCGATTCAAATAGATTAGGATTATTCTTTTCTCCAACAAAGGAGATTAACATGGATATCGTAAAATCATTTGGAAAGTTTAATATTGATGATTATATAGGAGACCCTTCTGATGATTATAAACCTACTTACGCTAAACTAAATCAATTAAGAGGTTATTATTTCGATAGATATTCTTTAAACATCTATGAATATATTCAACTAATTAGATACATAGACCAATCATTATTTAATATTATCATTTCATTAATACCAGGAAGAGCTCAAACAAGTCAAGGTTTGTTAATAGAACCTCATATTCTTGAAAGAAGTAAAACACAATGGAAACCATCTACTGCAGTTAAAAAAGATTATAAATCGGTTATTGATATTACTGATATAGGAGTATCTTCTGATAATAAACAATACTTGACAATAGTATCTGCATCAGATAGTACATCATTAAGTGGTGAATCAAGTGATTTTGTTTCTGTTATTGATACAGATACTTCAAAAGTTTTAGTAGGAACTCATTTAGATTTTTCTGCAACAATTGGTACTGAGGATAATACAACATTAAATGGATTTATAACTGCAAATTCAGGTTCTGATATGGCAGGGATTTCATTTACAATAGATAACACAAATTTAGGAGAATCAATCCAAGGTGAATTTGATTCTGATTCTTTTACTCAAATCGGAACAGATTCAGACTCATTATCAATAGCTGGATTTGGTGTATTTGGTAAAAACGGAAACTCTATCAGAACTAAACTTGATTCTGATAATAATTATATTCAAGAAAGAATAAAGATTTTCTTACTTAAAAAATCATATCAAGTTGATATACCAGAAAACGTATCAGTAGATGCATCACAAGGTAGACAATTTGTATCCACAACCAAATATAAAAAGATTGTAAATATTTTACCATTTACTGGTTCTGATGGAAACGAATCAACAAATCCAACTGTAAGTGGAGATATCGTGGAGGTTACACCTTTAAATGGTTATTTCCCAACACATTACAGAAATACAGGAGACTTATCTGCTGGATTGGAAAATTCGTTTTATAATGGTTCTAAACAAACAAGTGCAACAACTTTAGATGGTGGTTCACCTGTTGTAACGTTTACTACAAATCCGAATACATTAAAAGTTTCTGATAGTGGTAGAGGAAGTGGAGAACCAATTTTAGAGGTAGATTAAACGATTTTATGATTTAGTTATATTTATATATTGAATAACATTAACAAAGGAATTTTTAAATTATGGCTTATTTAAATAACACCGAAATCACAGTAGATGCGATTCTCACTAAGAAGGGTAGAGAGAAATTAGCAGCTGGAGATGGTTTAAACATCACAAAGTTCGCTTTGGGTGATGATGAAATTGATTACACCCTTTACGAACCAGCACACCCAAAGGGAAGTGCTTATTATGATGCGGCAATTAAAGCAATTCCGATTACTGAAGCTTCACCCGATGAAACTCAAGTATTAAGACATAAATTGGTTACTTTACCAAAAGGTACAACTAAGATACCTAAAGTTGAATTTGGTATCCCTTCTATAAGAGTTTCACCATCATCTGGTCAAGTAACTCTTTCACCAACTACATCACCAAGTGGTAACACACAACAAGGATATACAGTAATACTTGCTAATAAAAACGCAGGTTCTATTGTTGGTAGTGGTTTAGCAGCAGGAGCAGCAACTACTCCATCATTCTTAGGAGATGAAATTACACAAACAGCAGCAATTGAAACTGGATTAACATTTACGTTTATTCCAAATCCAAGTCTGTTAAGAGCGTTAACAACAACTATAACGGTTTATGGAAACGAAACAGGTGGTTCACAAACTATTCCTGTTACAATTACTGACCCAAGAAGATTGGTAAGAACAGCTTCCGCGTTTAACGGATAAAAAATTAAAGTAAAAAAGGAAAATAAAAATGGCACAAATAGCAGGACAAGCTGGAGTAAATTTAACAACTGAATTATCAACGTATTTAGCTGATAATCAAGGTACTCTTACTTCAGAACAATTAGCATCCATCATTAATCAGTATTTAACTGGTGGTGATAAATTAGGTGCAAGTGGGGGAGCAATCGCTCAAGGCATCTATAAACGATTTGGTGAATTTGACCAAATAACAGGTAAAGTTGAAGTTGTTACGACTGGATTGTGGAGTGGAGATACTGGAAGTTTATCAACTTTCTTTACTTCATCAACACAAGTTTCTCAGGCAAGTTCAAACTACTATCTAAATGTATATAATACTGACCCAGCAAGTGATACATCAGCCGCTGTACAATACGCAGTTGCATATGGACACAGAACTGGTCAAGGTTCTATATCATTAGCAAATTCAGATTCATCAACTTTAGCAAGTAAAGCAACTTATGCTCAATATCGTTCAATACTATTGGATAATGATGATACACAATTCACATTTGTATCTTCATCAGCAGCTGGAACACATGACTCAGATAGTATCTATGTAATCAATGTAGCTCGTGCCCGTTACAAAGAGAAAATGGATGCTGGAAACTGGTCATTGAAAATTAGTGGTTCTAATGGAATCTCTACATTGATTGATGATAGTGGAAAGAAATTCTCAGATACAGTTGGTAAAGCTGGTAGAGTATTTGATGTTGCAAGTGGTTCATTAAATTTAGGAACTGAAAATGAAGCAACAGTTAATACAACAACTGCTTCAAATGGACAAGGATTGGGTAAATTCTATCCTGACCAAGGTTTAGTAATTCTTAATCCAACTGCAATTCATGATTTAATCGGAACTTCAATAGATAAGGATAATAGTAAAGGAGCTTCTATTTCTACATCTGTAGCTACAGAAGGTAAGAATCATTTCTTATTACACAACGCTATTGTAGGTGGAGGAGATTTCGAAGCAAGAAGAACAGAAAATGTTTCTACTTCTCATTACTTTGTAAGAGCAACAAACAGAGAATTTAACTTCTCTAACAACCCAACTTTTGTAACTGGTTCAGATGGTTCATTTGCAGAATCAAGTTTTGAAACTGACCCAAGAACTTTTATCAGTACAATTGGTTTATATAATGATTCAAACGAGATACTGGCAGTTGCTAAAACATCACAACCAATTCCTAAATCATTTGATAAAGAAGTATTAATCAAAGTAAAACTTGACTTTTAATAAATAAAACAGAACACTTAGGGTTGCAAACTTAAAGGTTCACGAAAAAACTTAAAGAACGATATCATTCTTTATACCCCACCGAAAGTGGGGTTTTTTGTTTCACTATATTTATATAAAGGAGTATTGAATCTATGATAAAAAATATACCAAAATCGGCAGTTTGGAAAAAGAGTTTTCCTGTTTATAAACAATTTACTGTTTCTAATTCAGATTATGAAGTAATATCTGGTTCTTTAGAAACAGGAAGTTTTGAAACAGGTTCTTTCAACAAGCAGGGTAATGTATATACTCATCCATTAATTAAATCGATTATACATAAGTACTATGGTGACCATAGTAATCCATTTACAATGTATGGGGTTGTAAGTGATATTGGTAATTTTAGAAACGAAAGACAAACTGGTTCTAACGCATATGTTATATCAATTGACCAAGAAAAATATGGTGAAGGTATAAAAAAGAACTCATTACTACTAACTGACCATGGAAATACGATTGTATATTCAGATGATGGTAGTGGTAACATAGTTTCACAATATCCAAACTACACAGTTAATAGTATAGATTTTCAAACAGGTGATATTACTATAACAGATACCGATAATGAAATATTTACAGGAAGTATTGCAAACTTTGATGTTGAAAGTGGTCTGGCTATTTTAACATTTGGTACTGATACTGATTCTGTTGATATAATGGTATTAGATTTTTCAGAAAATAGATTACAAACTTCTGTACCTTTAGATTTTGATGAATTAGAGATTGATGAAGCTAGATATGGAAACGTATTTTATGCAGATGGTACAGTAATATTATGGGATAACCCAATTACAAATTATACTGCACAATATAGAAGTACTAAAACTATTCACGAAACAGAAGTTCTTGTACAAGTTAAAGCGGGTGAATTTAATTTTTCACAAAACCCTTCTGCTGTAGATGTTACTTTATTTAAAACTCCGTATGAATTTGATATATCACAACCATCAATACATAGAAGAGCACACAAACGAAAAATAAAAGAAATTTTAGATATATCAAGAAAAGAAGAATATTATGGAACTGTTGGAACATCGACAGGAAGTTGGGATGATTATGATAAATACAGACAAACAGACCCAACAGGTTCATATTTAGCACCATTTATTACAACCATTGCATTATACGATGATGATGGAGATATGGTTGCAGTTGCAAAATTACCAACACCAATTAAAAATTTACCAGATATGGATATGAACTTTATTGTTCGTTTCGATACTTAATTAATATTTATATAATACAAAGGAGATACTTATTATGGCATCAATTGAAGAACTTTACAACAAATCTGAATTCGCAAAATTTCCACAAGGAAAAGATAAAGATAAAACACCTATCGAATTAGATGGTGGAAAAGATTTAAGAAACGAAGAGAATCTAGCAAAAGCTAGAGGTGGAAAACTGAACTTGAAAAAGTATTCAGAATCAGTTACACGCTAAATCTATAATTTTGGGTTTACTTATTAATGCCCATCACAAATGGGCTTTTGTTCATATTCCAAAAACAGGAGGCACAAGTTTGTCAAAAGTTTTGGGAAACATTCCAAATACTACAAATCCTGCTGGTCACGATTCTCTAAGAATATTAGAGACTAACTTATCGGAATATTTTAAATTTACTCTTGTAAGAAATCCATTTACAAGAATAGCATCAGCATACTTTCATGAAATTAGAAAAACAGGATATATGACTTTTGAATCTTTTTTAAAAAATTCGAATGAATATGATTTATGGTTTTTAAATCAAACTTATTATACACATGAAGGATGTACAAACGATAAACACATGAATTATATTGGTAGATATGAAAACTACTCAAATGATGTTGAATACTTATTTAATAAAATAGGTATAGATTCAAATATTCCTCATTTAAATCGTAATCCAATTTACGATAAACATCCAAACTTAGACCAACACAAATATTACAAGCATTTATATTCTGAGAAATGGATGAAGGATTGGGTACGAGAGAGGTATTATAATGATTTCAAAATTTTTAACTATGGGATGGACATATAACGGAAAATGTATAACAGAGATATCAGATATGCCCGAGGGGACTATCGGATTCATATACAAAATTACAAATGGAATAACAGGTCAATACTATATTGGGAAAAAATCCTTATATTCACATCGAACACTACCACCACTAAAAGGTTACAAAAGAAAACGAAAAGTGGTAAAAGAATCTAAGTGGCAAGATTATCGTTCATCTAACGCAAATGTACAACTTTGGTTTAGTGAAAATGAAAAGGCGTTGAATGAAGATAGAAGAAAAGATATTAATGATAGATTAGAATTAAGGATTCTTAGATTCTGTAAAGGTAAAAAATCCTTAACCTACTATGAACTACAAGAACAATTCTCACATAATGTACTTGCAGACGAGTTATCTCTAAATGATAACTTATTAGGAAAGTTTTTTAGAAAAGACTTGGAAAATTAAAATATTTTTTGTATATTTGATATATGGGTAAGAATACTTTAGTTGTAATGGGATGCTCTATGACAGAAGGTCATGGATGTTGGGGTGATTTTAATAAACAAATCACAAAAGTTGATGATATGTTAAAACTAAGGAAAAAATATAGAAATAGATTTTACGAATTTGGTTGGCCAAATATTGTAGCTAAAGAACTTGGATTTGATAAAGTAATAAATTTAGGTAAAACAGGAAGTTCAACATCAGGTCAACTAAAGTTTTTTAAAGAACAGAATTTTGGTAATGATAATGTATATATTATATGGATGTTAACTGAGCCAGTTCGGTTTTCTTTTTATAAAAAAGGAAAAATAAAAAACATTAATCCAGCTGGAGGAACACCTATTGGAAATTCTTATATAGATTTTGTAGATGATATAACATTAGATTCGTGTCTTGAACAATTATTTTATATTAAGTGTATGAGAGATATTTGTAAATTGAATAACTATAATTTATTAATTACACATTGGAACTCTGCATCTAAACACACTCAATTATTAGATGATGTTACTGATAACTATTTACACAAAGTTCCAACAACTATATTACCACCTAATAAAAAATTTATTTCAAATGTATGTGGTCATCCTAATGAATTGGGATATGATTGGATGGCAAAAACTATATTAAAAGAAATTAAAAATAATAATAAAAATTTTATCATATCTGATAAAAAAGATAAATTAGAATATATTGCACCTGAACACAAATCACATACTATAAATAAAGAATTACTATAATGAGTGTTAAACAAGTAAAAAATATATTAAATTTAGATACGTTATCTATTATCAAAAAGAATAATAGGGATGTTTTTATTAAACAAATTAATAATCTTCAAAAAAGTAAAGAATTTTGGAATTATAAAATAATTCAATTTAGTAACGATGTATCAATATATAACTTACCAACAGATAGTTTAGAATTTGATTTAATAAAAAAAGATATAGATAAATTAAACTTAGAAGTTAATATACAAGGAATAATGTATTACTATTGGCAACCTGGTTCGTATATTCCATGGCATAACGATGGCATCTACTCTAATTCTATTACTATATACTTAAATAATAAATGGGATTATAGTGAAGGTGGTTTATTTTTATACAAAGATGGAAACGATATTAAAACTATAATACCAAGTGATAACTTGGGAGTTATTCAGACTGGTGGTGTTGAACACTCTACAACAATAACAAACACAGAATCCCCAATTAGAAAAACTATTCAAATATTTTTAAACGATAAAAAACATAATACACTATTGTGAAAACATTTATAATCAGAATAAGTAGTAATGAAGATTCAGTTAGGTCTGTAAAACAAACAATCCAAAGTGCAAAAGATGTAGGATATAAAGAACCAATTGAAATATTTGAAGCAATTAAACCAAATGAGTGGAAATCGATTCTACCATATGAAAATACGTTTCATAATTACGCAAGACCAGATAATGTTGGTGCTTGTTTTGCTTCTCATTATTTGTTATGGAAAGAGTGTATAAAGTTAAATGAACCTATATTAATATTAGAACACGATGCAATATTCAAAACTAATATACCTGATATAGATTTCAATATGTGTGTTAACTTTGGTAGACCGAGTTACATTAGACCTCATCATATGATTTATGAAGAACCAAAAGATGGATTAAATTGGCCAAATCAAGTTAACTTCTTAGGTCATCATGCATATGCAATTAAACCAAATGCAGCTAAAATATTCTGTGAAGATGTACGGAAAAGAACTTTATCTGCAAATGATGTATGGATTGAAAGAGTAACATATCCATGGTTAGAAGAATATAGACCATTCCCCATTTGGGCAGATACTGATTTCTCTACTATACAAATGATGTTACCAGATGAAAACCCACTAAAACAAAAATATGATGAAATTACTGATGTTAATAGTCCTTATTACGATTATTTAATGAAACATTTTTCTCATGTTCTAAACGGGCCACAATCAGAAAGACATATAGATATATGATATTAGAAAAAAATATATTATCTAAGAGTGAGTGTGATTTGTTTATAGAAAGAGCAACACTAAAAGGATTTAAAAATAGTTTAATTGGTGATGGAAACGAAAATTCTAATATAAGAACTTCCTATGAAGTAAATTTAGATATAGATGATGTAGTTGGTAATCTATTATTAAATAAATTAAATGAGTTTAATATTACATCACTACCAAAGTATCTAAAGGTAATAAAATACACCAAAGGTTCTTTTTTTAAAAAACATAAAGATACATACGATGATATAAAAAATCGTAAAAGGTATAAAACAATGGTTTTACAACTATCTAATACTGCGGATTATCAAGGAGGTGATTTGAGGGTTTATACTGACTTGAGTAATGATATATATTTCCCCATATCAAGACAACAGGGTTCGGTTTCTATATTTCCAAGTGATTTTACACATGAGGTTTTGGAAATTATTGATGGAATTCGGTACACTATTGTTATGTGGTTAGAATCAGATAATTTTGATAGTAATAAAAAAATATTAATATAAATTTGGAATTTACAAATATTTTTCGTATATTTGTAGTGTTAAAAGTATAAATATGCTTTCACATCACGAGAAACAAGAGGTTATAAACATATTAAATGATGTTTTGGGTGTTGGTACATCGATGAAAAACGATGAACAAGCACACCATTGTCCATTCTGCCATCATCACAAGAAAAAGTTACAAGTTAATTTAAAAACACAATATTGGCATTGTTGGGTTTGTGATGCAAAAGGAAGAAAGATACAGAGGTTACTTAAAAGACTTCATGTAGATTCTCGTAAATTAAAGAAAATATATGAAATCTATGGAGATGATTATGTTGTATATTCAAAAGAAACTGAAGAAGAGAAGGTTGAGTTACGACTACCAAGTGAATTTAAATCACTTTTAAAAGTACCAACAGGTAAAGTAAAACCTGTGTACAGAAAGGCTCTTAGGTATGTTAAAGATAGAGGTATTACTAAAGAAGATATTACAAGATATAATATCGGTTATTGTGATACTGGTATGTATTCCAATCGTATTATTATTCCATCTTATGATTCAGATAACAGACTCAATTACTTCATCGCACGTTCTATACACTCTGAAGAAAAGTTTAAGTATAAGAATCCGCCAGTTTCGAAAAATGTTATCATGTTTGAAAACCAAATAAATTGGAACGAACCAATAACATTGGTTGAGGGTGTATTTGATGCAATGGCGGTAAAAAGAAATGCTATTCCTATACTTGGTAAATTTATTCCAAAAACTTTAAATGATACTATATATAAAAAGGGTGTTCAAAGTATCAATATATTATTGGATGGGGATGCTCAAGACCAGGCTTTATACTACACTATGCAATTCCAAAATCAAGGAATCACTACAAAAAATATTAAACCCACAGATAAAGATGCATCTGAAATGGGGTTCACAGAAGTAAATAATAAATTAAAAGAATCTAAGAAAACAGGATTCGGTGATATTATATCACAAAAACTAAAAGGTTTATGATAATAAATAAGGTTTACCACCTTGCAGATTTACACATTAGAAATCTACAAAGGCACAAAGAATACAAACAAGTATTTAAAAAATTCCTAAAACAAGTTAAAGAAGATAAAATCGAGGATTCCCTCATTTATATTGCTGGTGATATTGCTCATGCTAAAACTGAGATGTCACCCGAACTCGTACACGAAATTAGTTGGTTTCTCACCGAGTGTGCGAAGTTAAGAGAAACTGTGTTAATCACAGGTAATCATGATTGTAACTTAAATAATTCCCACAGACTCGATGTTCTTACACCTATTATCGAAAATCTTGGAAATGATAGAATTCATTATCTTCGTGATACTGGTATTTACAATATCCATAACCTTACTTTTGTTGTCTATTCTATATTGGATGACAAGGAAAATTGGCCTAAAGGAGATACCGTTGATGGAGAAAATACAATCTGTCTATTTCATGGACCAGTAAACAAAGCTCAAACAGATATTGGCTATACCGTTTCTTCAAACTCATTCCAAGTGGATATGTTTGATGGATTCGATATGGCCATGTTGGGTGATATCCACAAAAGACAAACCTTTGGTGAGGGATATGAACATATTGCTTATGCTGGTTCTATGATTCAACAAAATCATGGTGAGTTACTTGAAAATCATGGTTACTTACTTTGGGATATTCCAACACGAACTTTTACAGAACACCATATCCACAATGATTATGGATTCTTAACAGTTGATGTAGTTGATGGTAAGATACCTCAATGGGTGTACGATGAAGTTGGTACTAAACTTCCAAAGTATCCAAGATTAAGATTGAGATTCACAAGAACAGAGGCAAGTGATATGAAGAGAAGAATAACTGAACTAAAGAAGTTATTCAAAGTTGCTGAAGTTACTGTAACAAGAACTGATACAATCGGTCAATTAAAAACAAATCAAAAGGTAAATAAAAATATTGTTGGTAATGTTAAAGATGAAACATTCCAAAACTCCCTAATACGAGATTACTTAGAAAGACAGTATCTATTAGAA